CAGACTTGCTTTTTTGCCGTTATTGCCATCGGCAGAGCCGCTGGGATGGGCAGCGTCGGTGTCCATACGAACAGTCAGTGGCGTATTTTCGAAGGCAGTATGTGTGATACCGTTGAAAACGGTGGGAATGGGATAGCTTTCGTGAGCCATTTTTATATCTCCTTAGAGTGTGTTGCCTATATTCAGAATTGTATAATTTGCTACTCGGGTATAGCTACTAAACGCCGCTACTAGCTGGACTTTATATTGACCAGCCACCGGAAAATCTGTGGGCGTCACCGTGCGACTAGCATAAAAATATGGCTGATACGTTCTACCGTTTACCGTCGCTGCGGTCGTGCCGACAGTCGTGGTTAATTGGGTTCTTGTTCCCGTTGGACCCACAACGGTAAGTGTGCAGGTTGCTCCATTCAGAGAAATATCCCAATAAGCCATGGTCCGAATTTCTACTTTACCTGTATCCCCTCGGGTGACTTTCGCCACACACTTCGCACTTAGCGGAGTACCAGTTAATTTATCCATCCCTTTAATTCCGGACATGGGTCAGAGCCACCATCCTAAAGCGCCGCCCGTATTATACCCAGCGACGATGAGTGAATAGACCGGAAGAACACCAGACACATCGAAGAACGATTCGAATTCACCGCGATACAGATAGTTCCGAGTCGCGAGAATATAATTATTACACCGACGACGCAGAGAGTCGTCAATGTTATTGAGATGGACCGCTCCAGCTTGAAGCGACCGCGACGGGTCAGACGTATATTCGACCTTGCCGTCTTTCCAGGCTTCTGAAACCTCAAGCTGACTTTCGATATCACTTGAGAGCACGTTGCGATAGGCAATCATACACAGGATTTCTCCCAGGTCCCGGCTTGGCAGCGGACCTGTCATATAGAGCAGGTTATTGCTGACGAGGACTTCATATCCGTTGATGCCGTACAGGCTCAACTGAGATATGGCATTGAGCAACATGTTGCGAACTTCGTCGTTGGTATATTTAACCTGGACGTATTCGACCCTCATATAATCCGTAGCGGGAGGGTTGACGGCGAAGTCAACATATCCACCATCCTCGCTGAGGTTATAGTCTACCTGGGGCTGCAAGATAGCAGCGGAGGCACGGTTCGTGCCAAGGTAGACCAGCGTCTGGTCACCGATGATTTTAATCGGGTCCTCGTTCGGGAGGAACGACAGGTAGAACCGCTGGGTCTGGTCATCCGTCATAAACGGCATGATGTTGCTGCCTACAGACTCAGCGGCTACCGTCGATTCAATCTTGGGAATACCGGGGTCATGGATATGGTTGCGGCGGAAGTTGTCGATTAAACTTGAAATACGCATGTCGTAGAGCGGCTGCCACGAGGTGAAGGGCCGCGACCACGGAAGCGTAATGGTGAAGGTGTTGCCATTTTGGTCAACGCCTCCAACTGTCGGGGCTACACGGAACAGGTCCCAATAGGTCGCCGTAGGGACTACAATATCGGTATTGACCTGATAGTTCTCGTAGCCGGGAACATTGACGAAAGCGAAAGGGTTGGGCGCACCTGCGATTGCGGGGCTCGTCTGGAGAGTATAACCAAGCAACTCATAATTGCCGCCAGGCGTAAACGCCGGGTGACTGAAAATAGCTCCAGCCATTTATATTCTCCTTATTGTAGTGTGGGGTAGTTGAGCAGTCCGGTTTGGTCCCGCAGGGTCGGGAGATGCGCGTACAACCTATCGCCTGGACACAGAGTAGAATAATCACTCGGATTTTTGCCCACCTGTTGCAGGATAGGGGCAACGTCACGGTGTCCAAGAAGATATTGAACATTGGGACACGGACCCGTGATAACGGCCATGATATGTGCGTATACCGCTAAAAGCGCGGCGGACTCAACCTCATCTCCGGGAGTGTCTTGGTAATCACCGCCAACACAGATGGAGTACCCGGCTGGGTTCATCCCAAACTGTGCGGCGGGAACATATGCCGCAGGACGGCCAATCTGGACAACCCATATACCCGTGGATACCTTCTTCACATATGCGTTGTAGGGAACGCATATCTCGTCGGTATCGGGTCGCCACATCTTGGTAATATCAAGGGTGGGAGGCCAGGCCGAGTGGTGAATAAAAATCTCAGATACGTCGGCGGGGTCGCGTTTGTCAAGCTTGGCAAGAACGTCTTGCGGAATGAGCATTAGGCTTCTACTGCCTTCTTTGGCCGTCCAGGCTTGCGCGGGGCAGGAACATCGGCCACAACATCGGCCAAAGAGTCCTGGAACGAGTCAGAAATAATTTCAATGGCACCGCGTTCGGCATGAAAATTCAGGCCGTCGCGAACGACGTTTGCGTGAGCGTGGTTATTCGCGGCTTCCTCAGCTTGGGCAGCGCGAAACGCAGCCGCAGCGCCTGGGTCCATGCGTGAAGCGATATGCGGAGCAAGGTCGCGAGGCATTTCGCTGGCGAGCTTAATTTCATAAACATAATCAAAGTCGATATCTTCGACCCATACCGTCCCGACAATGCCGGGGGCTGTCGTCGGACGACGGGCCAGCTTGGGGGTAAAGGTAAAGGTGCGTTCGCCCTTTCCGAGGACGAGGCCGAAAGGCTGCTTAAACTTAAACTTAATAACTGTTTCCATATAATCCAAAATAACGGGGAGGCTGCTGTAAAAACAACCTCCCCAATTATATCCTATCTTAGAAGGTAATTATTGGTCGATTTTGAGCAACAGGAAGTTGCGGAGGCAGAAGTCAGGACGCGCGAGCGCAATCTGACGGGCCTTGGAACGATAGTTATAAAAACCATCGACCGGAACTTCGAGGGTGCCGTCCATGGGGGCACCAGCTTCCATGCTCAGACGGTCCCACATGATTGCAGAGGGAATCGTTGAGAACAGAACCGCGTAGCCAGCCGGGAGCCAATTCTGGCGCTCGACCGAGACTTTGAGCCCGAACCAATCAATGACCACGGCACCGCGCCAATCGTCATTCTGGAACTTGCTCCACATCTCTTCGGGGATAGCTTTCGCCGGGTCGAACGCATTAGCTTGCGTCAGGCCTGCGGTAATAAGCGCAACCGGAGTCGCCATGTTCTGAAGCGAGGCCCACACGGGCTGGTGTCCGGAGACAGCAGCAGTCGGGATATACATCTTCATGAACTGACGGTCGATTGTGATAGCGTGGTTTTGAACAGTCTGGAATACCGTTTTCGTCAACCCGCCCTCGCCATGGAGGTCGTAGTAGTTGACAGTCGGCACCGCTGCTGTCTGCACACCGGGGTCAAGGCTGTAAACAGTCTTGCCCGAGAACGAACCGCCTGCCGTAGCATAGTTGACGATGGTTGTGGCCGGGTCGTCGGTGATAACCGAAACCGAGGAGCTATTCGCGAAAATGGTGTTGATAACAGCGTTATTAATCGCCATTTCCAGGAAGTGGTCAAGACGGGCGAGGCCGTCGCGACGGAGTTGCAGCTTCTCGATATCATAGATGTTGTTCAGGTTCGGAATCATAATCTTTTCCGTGCCGATAACGAACGGATAGACTTGAACGCCAGCCTGCGTGGTGGCCCAATAATTCATGGACCCCATGCCTGCCGTCGAACCGACCTGCACAGACACCTTATCAAGAACCTTCGTGCGGTACACCGGAATCGTACCGAGGGGGAGCGGACGCATTTCGACCATATCCAACGCGATAGAATCGCGGAAGATATTGAGGACTTCGTAGTCCGCTTCAATGGCCGAAAGTTGGCTTACGCCGTCGAGTCCGCTGGAGACGAGTTTCTGGACGTTGGCCACGGCCTTCGTCAGGTCCTCTTCCGTGCGGTTAGCAACCTTGGCCGAAACCTCGGACGCGAACTTGCGGAATTTGGCCTTGTCCAGAACTTGCTCACCGTCGCTGTTGCGGGTGAGGAATTCGTTCAGTTTCATATTAGGCGCTCCTTAAATAATCGCGAACATCGCCAAGGCGGTAGCACGTTGCGTAACCTGTCCCTTGAAGATGGCGCGGGCTGTATCGCCGCTCTGTTTAATACGGAATTGACCCGAAGCAATACCGCAGATGGTATTGAGCGAGGTCGAACCGACCGTGATAGCGCCTGTTCCGGAACCGGAGACGTATTGGTCAGTTGCGATGAAGCCGCCCGACTTGCGGAGCAAGAGGGCAGCAGTTGTGCCAGCGGCGACCGATTCGTCGTAGATGCTGGCAAGGATTGAGAACACGCTCGGACCCGTCGTTGTCACAGGCTGAAGAAGATATCCATCTTCCGGCAGGGCTGTGGTGATGGACGCTGCAACCAGCGAACCAAAAGAGTTGGCGTAGGGCGACGGCGACAGCGGCGACGTATCCGTCAAACTGTCTTGAATCATCGCGAGGCCACTCGCAGAAGCCGAAGCTACTTTGAACACACCGACGATATCCCGCTCGGTAAATCCAAGAAGGGGGCTCAACATTTTATTTCAAATTCTCCTTGTTTAATAAATGTCTCCGAGACCAATCGCGACTTCCTCAACACCCTCAGGGGTCGGAACCGGATTGGCTACAGGACGGAAGCCGGGATTGCGGGACGAGACTGCCTTCTGAGCAGCAACTTCCTTATTGAGCTTCGCATTCTCGCGGCGCAACTTCTCAATTGCGATACCATCGTCGGACAGACGGGCGAGGCCCTTGACGTACTCGGCAAAGGTCTCCGCATTCTTTTCTTCATCGCTGAACGGGAGGACAGCTTCGAGTTCCGCAAAGCGGGCGCTCGAAAGCTCTTTCTCTTTGAATTCACCCAGGGAGGCCACGAGGGTCGCCTTCTCTTCGGTAACTTCCTTGAGGGAGGCAGTAAGTTTCTCAACTTCAGCCTTGAGCGCATCGCGCTCGGACACAACGCTCTGGTGGACAGCCGCCGAAACAGCCTTCTCCGACTCTTCGCGGAGCTTGGCAATCTGGGCGTTCAGAGCCTCAATCTCGGGATTGGTTTCCATTTTTGAGGAAATCTCCTTAGTAGTATTATTGTCTGGTTTGGTCATTTTGAGGCCCCGGCGAACGACCGCCAAGGCGTGGGCTTTAACCATAGAAGGCATCCAGGGCATTTGGGAATGCCCCCGGCTACCCATTAGGCATTGATAGCAGGCGATTAAACGGCTGCGGTCAAGGTTTCCCTTATTATCTTTTATACGGAATAAACGGGTCCTATTTATCTTAGGACTACCATTTGTCACATTTGATGGGTCCGCTTCAGAAAAACATGCGGCATAGTGGCTATCAGGCAGTTTGGGGTCGTCCTCTTTGCCTTTTGCCATCTCATCATGGAATTTATCAACGTCAGCGGTCAGGATATCCGGGTGGCTTGTGATATCCGTCGCCCAAATATTACCTTCCGCTTCAGGGGTCAGGGACGAACCGTTCCAGACCATATCAGCCGGAAAGTCGCTCACTTGGTCCATGCCAGGCATGAAGGAGACACCCTTAGAGGCTGCCATCTTGAAGGTCTGGGCCGAGGGGTCAGCCGGGTTATGAACGTGCCCCGCTCCGGAGAACGAGACGGGCTTGACCCGAAGATAAACCGGGTTGCCCTCGAAGAGGCACATTTCCCATTTCCCGTCCTTACCAACCACCGAGGGGCGCAAGCCGCGCTCTACGCCGTCCGCGTAGTCCAGGGTGGCGACGACTTTAGTCGGGTCGGACTTATCAACCGCGATGAACTTGGCGTCCGATTGGAGGTAGTCGCATTCTTGTGAATACTTCGCGAAACGGCCAACGCCGGGCTCAAAATCCTCCGGGCTGAAGCCCAGGGCCGAAACGACGGTGCGCTCCAGCTTAGTGAGGATTTCGATGCCATCCTCGGTTTTGGACGCGACGGTAATCGCCCCAATCGTGGCATTGCTGCCTTTAACTGAAGCGTCAGATATATTATATCCCGGCTTAACGTGCTGGATATCGACGGTACTACCTACTAAGGTTTGTACCATCTCATCCGAGATATCTTCCTTGAAGAAGGTCATGCCGTTCTCGTTGACAGTCGGGAAGAAGCTCAGGACTTTACCAGCGGTAAAGAAGTGGGTGGCCGTCGGCTTTGGGGGCTCGATGACGCCGCGAGCGGCTTCCGAGACCAGCCGGATATGTGATAGTCCTTTTTCCATGGTGCTTATTCCTTATGAAGTCGTGAACGACAATTTCTGGCTGACGAGAGTTTTTCCAGGACTCGGTGCGGTGGGGCGTTAAAAATGAGGTCTGCCATTTATAGGCTCCTTTATTTATTTTCCTTTGGGTCGAGGGTTGCGGGGTGTACGGCTGGTATCAGCCGGGTTTCCCTTGCCGTCGCCCTCGTTGCCGCCCTTGTCTCTTATCGGGTTCATGTTACCCTGGCTCGGCTCGAACAGCGGACGGGCCGGGGAATTATTCAACGGCTCGCCGGGTCCGCCGGACGAGGTGTTACCATATTTATCATGCTCTTCTTGTTTCTGGGCCATCTCATATTCAAAGTCGAAGCCGTTGACTTCCATATAGGATTTCAACGACAACGCGCCTTTGGAATATAATTCGCCAACATTGGACAGCCAAGTCACTTGGTCGCGCAGCGAGTTCTGGTCGAACGTCGGCAGCACGATATCTTTCTCAGCAAAGCCCGGACGACGGGCCCCCGCGCGGAGACGAGAATAAAACGGACGGAAGAACTGCTCCCGGAGCAGGAGGCGAACAGCCTCCACTTCCTGACGAAGCAGTTCGACTTCCGCAGCAGCCGCTCCGAAGGTCGAAGAACCGTCGTTACTCCACATAAACGACGGTAGGTTCAGCACCTCTTTGATTTCTTTCTCGACCTGGGAGTATTTCTTCGGGTCGAAAGCCTCAAGAGGCGGGACGACATATTCGACCTTGGTGGTCGGGTCGCAGAAGATGGTCAGGGCGTAGTCCGGGTTTTGGAAAACGGCCTGGAGCTTCTGGAGACGGATATCATCCAGGGGAGTATAGTCTTTATCGTTTACCTTCTCAGGGTCACCCTCGGAGATAAGCGTAATCATATTCTTGACGCCCCACGCAATCGCGAAGTCGCCAGCGGCGAGTAAGCGATAGCGTTGCAGCGCATCGAACGCTCCCTGAAGGGGAACGCCGTCAAGCTGCTGCGTTGAACGATTGAAAGCAGCGTACTTATTCATAATGACAGTGTAGCTGCCATCCATAAGCTCGATAAGGCCATCAGCCTTGCCGCTCTTCATAACCGCACGGATTTGGTCAATCCAATACTGAGGCATCGACTCATAGACGACTTTATTAACCTTATCCTTTTGACCCGTTGGGTCTTGGACGGCCTTCATCATCGAAGTGTCGATTTTGATAAACAGCTTATAGCGGCCCAGGACTTCGATAAACTTGGTCTGGATGGGGTTCAGGACTTGGAGGAATGTGATATCCCCGCCGTCCTCGCCACCCCAATACACCGGACAGACGCCGATAGTGAAGAGGTTCCACACCATGTTGCGGACATGGATGGGCATGAGAAGTTCAAACCACTTCTCATCATAAAACTCTTGAGCCCGCGAGTTATGAGTCTTGTGCTGCGCGTCTTTGCAGGTGAAGTCAGTCTTGACTCGGGCTGCCTTCGACACGAAGGGGTTCTCATTGGAATATCGCAGCGCGAGTTGCAGTACGGCTTCCGGGTTGCGTGGTATATTGAGGTCAGCAACGGTATGACGCTTTGAGAAGCGGTCGTTGATATTCGCGTTGCCAGCGGGCATAGTGCCCGTCTGGAACGCAATCGCCTTGGCGAGGTTCGCCAAAGACGAATTCATTATCGGGTCGTCAAGGCGTACCAGCGGCGTCACGCCGATAGACGGCATAACCGTCTCTTGCACAGGCGGCGGTGTAGCCGCTACGCTCTTGCGCGGGCGGCCTCGTCCTCTGCCTTCTGCCATGGTAGCTCCTTATATTTTTGGAATGAATAATTGGCCCGCATCGTGTTCTAGCCCTGAGAGCTTTGCACGAACGAGTTCGGTCGTTGCCACACCACGCGGAGTAGCCATCTGGTTTAGCTCCGCTCGGAAGGAGCGGTAGTGAATCCGGTACAGAATATAGGCGTATGTGAAAGCCACGCCGCCGTCTTTGACCGCGTGTTTCCAGACATATTGTGGAACCTTGGAAGCTTTCGTCTTGACGATTTCCTTGGTGCCGTCTGGATGCTCGATAATTTTGACCGTGAGCAGGCGCAGTTGGAGAATCGACTCTTTCATGCGCTCCCATATCTCTGTGTCCGAGTCGTCACCGACGCCAGCTTCAGGGTCATATGTTGCTGGCATCATAAATGGCACTTCTTGATTCATAAGCGCCTGGCGCAGACCGTCGTTTATCATGTGAACCAGGATATCTTCCTGGTTAATCGCCTCACCGCCGCGAGAACGGTCGTCAGCAAACGCTGAACGAATCATCTCGTCTGATGGGCGGTTGAGAATAAGAATACGCTGTCCAGAGAGCATCCGTGTCTCGTTGTGTAGGAGAATCGGAACCTCAACGGACTTTTCACTTCCGTCAGACAGGACTAGCTTGCGTTTCGTAAGGCTGTCGGCCACGAACAGTCCGCCGCCGCCCTTATCCATGAGGATATACGCAGGATTGAACATGGCGTTATATTCGTGAATCTTCCAGGCCATCTCGTCGGCTGTTAAGCCTGTCGTCCAGAACGAATTAACAAACGCCATCTTGGGACGGTCATTCATAAATTTGAAAACGTGGATAACAAACAGGTCGCCTTTTTGCTGTGTGGCAATATCGACCGTCAGCCCATAAGTGAAGCCCGGTTCAGCCTGGCGCTCAATCGAAATCTCGTTGGACTTGATGCGCTCGAAGATATCGCCGGGCAAGAACTGTCCGGACACTCCGACCCACTTATTGTAGAGCAGACGGGCCTTTTCTTCTTGGCTTGCGCCTTCGAGTTGCAGCGCCGAAACGTCCTCGTCAAAGCGGTATCCCGAAGCGCGGATATCATCGACGTTTACGTCGATTATCCAATACTTACGTTGGTCATACGGAAGCTCACGCTCCGCAATGATTTTGGGGATAATCGTGTTGGTGATAACGTGGTAACAGTAGCTGTCTTGATACTCAGCCGAAGTGGTGAATATCATCTTGGGACCAACGGTGCCTTCAGGAACGTGGCCCTGCAAGAACGGAAGCAAGTGGTCCGTGAACATGGACCTCTCAAGTTGATAGGCTTCATCGTACCAAAGAATATTGGCACGTTCGCCTCGAATCTTTTCACCTGAGACACCCATCGGCAGAGCTTTGAATATCGTGCCGTTTGATAACTCAAGTGTTGAGCTTTTGCTGCCTCTCTGGTAACCGACAATTTCCACGCCAAGGTCACAGGGAAGTCCGGAGCGGACGTTCTTCTGGAAGTGGTCGTAGACATAATCGAAGCCGAGTTGCGCCTGTCGATAGGTGGGAGCAACGTGGACGACTTTGATTGTATTTCGAACGCCTTCGGCGGCGACGTAGCGCGCCGTGACATATGTTTTGGAAGCACCACGGATGGCCTCAAATACCGTGAAATCGTAGTGTTCGAGGTCCACCAGCGCAGCGTTCTGAAAGCCAAAGAGCCGTGGGGCCCGAGGGAAGAAGAACCTATCGGTCAGCACGATATCCGACTTGATTGCTGAGAGCAATCCGGGAATCGTAAACTCGTCGTAGTTCGTTAGGTCATATGGAAGATGAATTGAAGGGGTCGGGGTTGGCTGAATCACTTATCACTTCGGTTAGACGTTGCACGTTATCTCGAAGCCGTGCCGACGCTTCACGCATCTCCTCGTTGAGTTTTCTTATTTCGTCCGCAGGCAATGTGCGGAGAAGATATTCATACTGTGTAGCGAGCTTCACAGGAGTCGATTCATGGCCTTTGCGATTCGCCTGTTTCTTTTCGCGAGTCAGGCTCAGAGAATTCAAAAGTTTCAGGTTCGACTCCTGAAGAATCTTCACGATATCGTTGAGCTTTTTAATTTGGTCAACGTCATCGACCGATATCTTCTTGGTCGTCATGTTAGCCGACAGCCGCGCAAGCTGCGCCTGGTAGCGGGATAAGTTTATCTCGCCCATAACGATTTCCCGAATCATCGGTCCTAGTGCAGGGTCCTCGTCCGCCTGGCGATACAGAAGCTTGTAGCGTTCTTCGAACTGCTGGCGCTCCTCATCGGTCAGGTGGTCTTTACGCTGTTCTTGTTCAGCGGAGGCGTATTGCACTTCAGACGCCTCCTCTGTTTGACCAGCCTTGCGTCTGTAGTGGTCAGCTAGGGTCCATCCGGTGGGAGGAGGCTCCCCGGTAACGGGGTCCTTGTGCTTCTCGATATAATCCGAGAGCGACATTTTGTGGTGGGATATGTGGCCTGCGAGACTGCGAAACAGCCTCGTTTCGGGAGGACATTCAAGACAACGAATATTCGCGACTAGCTTAGACATTGTTTAGAAATAGGGATTTTTCTTGCCTCCCATGCCTCCTTTGCCTTTTCCCCATCGGGTGGGCACAGCGTCGGAGTGGATATATGCGGTTCCCAGGTCTACCGGGTTTTCTATTAGCTTTTTCGCTTGCTCGCATTCGTGGTCTTTATCCACGAACCTATTACAGGTGTAGCATAATATGTTATTCATCGTCCTCGTCCTCGGTGATAACTTTTTTGGTCCGCTTCATAGGAGCGGTGGCCGGGGTCGGCTCGTAGGGAACAATGGCTGTTATTTCGTCCACGAACCCTTCACCCAGGGCTTCCTCGGCAGTCAGATACCACTCTTTGTACCGGGTCATTTTTTGGTAATAACTTATGGGGCGTCCGGTGCGAGCGGACCAGAGTTGAAATTGGGCTGCCTCTAGCGCCTTGGAGATGACTGCCTCGTCCTTGAGCTTGGAACTTGACAGGCGCTCCTCGGGAAGAATTTGCTCTTCGTGGGTCATCAAGCTGGCGGTGGGTTCCATGGTGCGAATGTCGCAGGCCTGGAGAATATCAAATGCCGCCGACCAGGCGTAGCCCGTCACATGGGCGTGAACCTTGCGGCCCGACCGGCGCACCTCTTGAATCTTCGAGGCAATCGCCCCGCCGAGATATACATCTCCGCCAGGGCTGGAAATATTAATTTGCAGCACGGCCCCGTCCGGAAGAATCTTATGCAAGGCGTCGATATCCCCGATGTAGGTGTCCGCCCCGTCCTCCTCGGTAATCATGCCCAGGATATAAACGGCGTCCTGAGGCTCCGTGGGGAAGGCGTCCACGGGAACCAGCCCCGCTAGCATCCGGAGCAGGTCCGGATTCGTATCGGGGGCCCGAAGAACGAATTGGTGGTATAAATCTAGTCTTGTCATTTTTGGCTGCTTTCGTGCTTGAGATATTCCGCGACCCCGACCAGCACAAATCCGGGGAATATATAATGCGTTACCCGCTCGTTGCGGGCTTGGCATTTATGCTTGCAGGTAACCAGCGGAGGCGAGCAATCCGCCTCGAACCAGAGATGGCACCAGGGACATTGCCCATCGACGGTCTGGATTTCTCCTTTGCCCGTCATGGTCTTGCGCTGGTTAGTGACTTTAGTCATCTCTAGGAATTTATCGCTCGTCATACCTGCTCCGTATTTTTATTCTTGGAAACCCCGTCCATAGTAATTAAGTGCGGGGTCTTGTCACACTTAGCTCCGGAATGCGGTCTTGTGTGAGGTTTTCCCACAGTTTGCGCTCCCGGTGCCGGATTTGGCGGCACCTTGGACTGCAAGTGACGGCATCTGCCCGCTCGGCTTCAAACTCGCTGAAGCAAATCGAGCAAATGACCAGAATCGGTTTAGGCATTTTCACCCCCGGTAGGAGAGGGGGGCTCCGGAATGGGGGAGAGGTCAATGTCGTTGGACGGCTTCAAGAAGCCGTCTATTTTCTCAGGAATCCCTGGAAGGGATTGCTGCCTCCAGATATCCCCGTCAAAGTTAAAATCCATATCTTTCCTAGCGCGCCTGCGCGCGCATGTAATTTAATTTAATTTAATTAGCAATACTTCGTATTGCTTAATTTATATATATATAATTTAATTTAATCGCGCGCGTTAACGCACGCGCGCACGCGCACGCGAGAGATTACTCAGCGATAGCCCGCTGGCGGCAGGCCTCTTTGACCAGAGTCAGTATGCGGTGTTCCGCTTCCAGGAAGGCATTATCGAGCGACTTATGTCGCTCCAAAAACTCGGCATCAAAGGCGTCATAAATTTCTTTGACCACCGGAATATCTTCGGCTAGCTTCTCGAAGCGGCCACGAAGGTCGGTGATTAAATTATTATCCAAGGCCTGGTGAAATTGATTTTTCACGAAAAGGACAGCCATCAGGGCCATAAAGGCCTCGGCCTTGGTGTCCATGTCGGTATTCATCAGGGCAGCGACTAGCATCGCCTCGCCCATCGCCATATCTTCCCGGCGAAACTCGTCCAGGTGTTCCTGGATATGTGCCAGGTCCACCATCACCGCGTCGAAGCGGGTTTGCTCCTCTTCGACTTCGTAGCTGGTGCCTGTGAGGATTTGCCAGGCGGCTTTGATTCTGCTGAACATTTTACGGCTTTCTCTTTCTTGTCACGGATAATATCCGATTTGTCTTTGCCCTCCAAAAAGGGCGTTAAATAGTCCTCGCCATTGAGGTCCCCGGCCAGAAGAAGATATCTGACATGGGCCCCAAACGAGGCGGAGGTGAACTTATTTTCCTGGCGCACGGAGCTTATATATATCTGCCGTCAGGCGGAATATCGCCATCTTTTGCTCCATTTTCTTGACCGTTACTTCGAGGATATCTTCTGGGTCCTGGAAGGGCAGCCGGAAAAGAGAATTCATTTCGGCCTGGACAACCTGGCACTCTTTGGCGAAACTTAATAGCTCAGACTCAGGGAGTACGGTCATAAAGCCGAAGTCTGCCTCGTAGTCTGAATCCAGGGCAGTTTTATTATTCCGGGCCTGCATCGCGGCAGAGACGCCGCGAGTAATATAGCCCATTTTCTTAACCAGATGTTCCATCGCTCAAGCTCCTGTCCGCCGCGCGGGCAATCATACGCTGGACCAGGGTGTTCGGGAAATGACGGCCTGTGTAGGCCTGGGCGTCAGACTCACCCAGGATGCGCCAGATGGCTGAGGCAGTCCCGGCAGAGCGAGAGATGCCCGCTTCACAATGGACAACCATGTCGTTGATGCCTGCGGCCACAACCTCGTCCAGGAAGGCCACGACGGCCTCGGCTTGTTCAGGGCTCATCGGCTCCCAGCCGAAGTGCTTCTCGGTTACGTCCCAGAACTTCAAGGACAGCATCTTGTCGTACTTGCCGATAAAACGGGGGCTGGGGCTCTCGGGGTCAGTAATCGAGATAATCGCCACAGGCCTCACGGTCGGGATATTTAATTCTGCCTCTCGGCGGGATAAGATTTTTATGTTCACGTTAGGTCCTTCTGGGGCTCCGCCCCGTGTCCGTAAAAATTATGATTATTATTCGTCAAACGCCGGAAGATTTCCGGATTCGACCTTTCCTGACAGGTACTTTAGCGAGGGGGTCGGGGCCATAGTCATCGGACTCTGTAGGTCCCGAAGAGATAATGGCGTACTCGTCGGGCATCTCGTCGCCTTGGGTATACCGTACCGTCGTCCCGGTCACTTTGGGCAGAGACCCCGAATACGGGGGGCTGGGATTGGCTCTCAAGGCGACGCTTGCCCGGTAAGCGCTCATGGTAAAACCCGGGTCATGTGCTGCCTCCTCCGCCTTCTGTATAGCGTCCATGGCCCGCTCGTCCGGTAGCTCCCGCCCCCGGTAGAAGGGCGTCGATGGCGGCGACCACGATGAGCATAACGGCGGCAAAAGCATCGGTGTTTCCTGAGCGTATATACGCATCCACCATCATCGACACCTTAGCCGTCGTCTCGGCTATCTGGTTAGCCGTGAAGGACAGCCCCGTGCCGTCGTAGGCAGCGCGGGGCCGCTGGTCCTCCGCCTGCATCATGGCAGCGAAAAGGACGGCTAGTTCGTGAATGTGCTTAGTCTCTGAGATATTATTATCTCGGGCATATTGGTTTAATACGGCCTGGGCCCGCCTAATACGGTCCTGGGTTACGGGGTCCTCGACCTCGGCACTCATATCTTGTTCTGTCCAATCAATAGGTTTAATATTTTCAGGCTCGCTAACGAGAGGGCCTAGATAGCGCCACTTTTGGCCGTCAAAGACGACCGGAGTCTGCTGATGCGCGACCATCGCCGTCCCAAGGGTGCCCATGGGCGGCTGCCCTGTGCCCCCGGATACCCAGGTCACGACTCCCTATACTTACTATGCCCCAATTACTGTCACACTTAGTATTACTGTCACGAATAGGTAGGTTAGCAGGCAAAAGGAGCCCCACATGGGGTCCTTTTGACTACGGGTACAGGTTGCGGTCCCTACACAGGTAGGCGATACGCAGACATACGACCACTAGCATCGCTAAGAAGAAAAGCATTCCTAATCCTATCATATACTAAGTGTAACAGAAAATACCGTCCATGTCAAGAGAAGCTTACCGTCCATGTCAAGAGAAGCTTAGTGAAAGACTTATATTCACACTTATGCATATATCTTACTATAATGCTAACTTATACTGCCTCAATCATACACAACAATGCACATATCTTGCCCCCATTTTTCCTATTTCTTGTGGAGTAGATGGGACCCAAATCCTCAACTATGGGACCCGTTATATCAAGGTGCCCCGGTTATATCCCTGGATATGTCCCAGACTGCGACTAAAGTAGGCGTATAAGTTCCATTTACGAGGGATAAGTGTGGATAAGTGTGGATAAGTTCCCGGTGACCGCCGGGCGCTGGGGCCTTGGGGCCCCTGCGTCGGCAGGGTGCCCCCGGCTTATCCTAGGCCCCTGGTTTGGGGGGTATGGGGATACCCTACCAACGGGTACTCATAACCGCGGGCATGTAACTTTATTCATATAATTTTATATAATTTTATATGTTCCGGATATATTTTCCGGGGATATATCCTTGGAGCATATATTCATATATGCTCCGATAAATGTCGCAGGAATCCTTCCGCAATAAGTCAATAAGTCGATAAGAATACTGGCTCAATAAGTCGATATAACAGGAAACTTTCTTGCCTGCAAAGGCAGGCTTTACTGTTTGTTAATTTCTTAACGCCTTCCCTTCGGGAGGCCTTCTTCCTTATCGGTACAGGGGAGGATAGGCAGGGGTATCCTTGGACCTCTTTAGGTTCTTTACTATATCTTTACAGTTACTGCCCTAAGAACACTATACTTCCCTAGGTTTTTGCCGTATACTCGACTGAGAGGGTTGCGGCCGATGGCCTACCCTCCGGACCTTGAAAATAGAATAAGCTTCGCTAGGGGTCGCGCCTAGGGCTCAACCATTTCACTTTACTTTGCACTGGCAAGAAAGAAGGTTCGCCTATGGCTCAACTTAACAAACTCCCTGACGCTACTTCGTTCTCCCTCGTCGGTTCAATCTTTGCGGTCGAATTTAACGGGATGCCCTCTGCGGGGCTCCGTTCGACCATGAAGGAAAACGGCATGACTTGGAACCCGAACGTAGCGGCCTGGGTTGGTCGCCCCTCGCAGGACCAACAAAAGGCCCTCACGGCCGCATTGCAGGCAGAATATGCCGCGCAAAATGCCGCTGCACAGGGTCCGGCCCCTGCGAAACGCCGTCCCGGTCGTCCCCGCAAGGGTGCCGCAGCTCCCCAAAACGTGCCCGCGCAGGTTACGCAGGCAGATGAAACGGCGCGCATCGTAGCGGCGGTTCTCGCGGCCCTCAAAGGCTAATTCCTAGCCTTTAGTCCGCCCCTAGTATCCCCTCCTAGGCCCGTCCTCTAGCGAAGCTTATTCTAAATTCAGACAAATATATATAGTTCGCTACTTTGGAATTATATATCATAAATTCTCTATGCCTCTGGGGGTATTTGTTAGCCGCTATTATTGGGTTCGGCTAAATATTGCCCGCATGGGTTAGGGGTGGCATTCCTTAGGGGTGTCCTGTAAAGGGCATTTCCGAAAAGGGCCGCCTATCGGACGCTAGTGCCTATAATCGAGGGCGCGACAGGGTTCCGGTGGACGCGATATTGCTCGCCTTAATAAAACCGAGGGACGTATTTGTAGCGCCTTGGGTATATTAAGCACGGACACGATAGGGCGGATGGAATGGCATATTATAAGGGAGCGCTTTAGCTTAATGACGAGGCAGTCTTAAGGGGCCTCTTTATGGCAAGACCCGGCGCTAAACCTTATAATCAAATATATCCGGAGGCAGGCTAGACGGAAATCACTATATATAGGCGACTATATATAAGCGCCTTCTCCTGTGGAAAATGCCCGACTATAGGGGCCTTTTACGGTAATTTAAGGCACCTATTATATAATGCACTAGCTTATATTAGGGAGACTTATCGGCAGGGCTTGAAGAGAATCTGCACCTAATGAACCTACCACGGATATATCACGGGACCTTAGGGCAGCCCGCGCTTTAAATGCCTTAATATATAGCCAGCTTCGCCTTAAGGGGCGGCTATGAATAATACAAACCTTTAGGCGAACAGGATGATATAGGCCTGTATAAATCCGACTATATCCTCTGGGAGTCTAGCCCCAAAACAATCTAGGCAAGACCTGCGGCAGGGGGGTCTTAAAACAAACCCTGCCACCTAGTCTAGGGCGTAACGTAATCTTTACAATTACCCCCTAGCGTAGGTCAGTCAACTAAGCCAATAATAGGTGTAGGGGCAAATGGTGCCCCGGCCTTGGAAAGGATATACTTGCTGCAATTAGGCGAATTACTTGGTGCTGGCGCTTATGGCGAGGTCTACTCAGACCCGTTTAATCCAGACCGTGTTATTAAACGCTTTCGCCCTGAATATGACCCGGCATACGATGCCTATGTGTCATGGGTAAGCGGCCTCGGTGCCGATGCCCCGGAATGGGTGCCGAAAATCTATTCCGTCGAGCGCCTAGAAGAATATGTCCAGGTCCATATGGAGCGCCTAACGACCGTAGGGAATTCGAATACCACAATCGACACATATGGGGTATTAAATTACCTGGATGCGGTCATTAACTGCGATGATTACGGTATGGAAGTCTATTCCAGACGGAATCCGAACTGTGAGCAGTACGAACTCATTAGCGCGGCCTTCAAGTGGTCCGAGGAATATATGGCCGCGCATTATCCGGATTATACTCCTCGTGCAGACCTTCACCAAGGCAATATCATGTTCCGGGGCGATACCCTGGTCGTGACCGACCCGTTCGCCCCTAGAGGGGGACAAGGCGACCCGGAAGTTATGCAGGTTTGTAACTGCGAGGATTGCCGTCCGGAGCCGACCGTGAACCGTTGCATGGAATGCGACAAAATTATCGACACTAATTTCGACCATGATACGAGATGCCCCGAATATGTTTGCGAGCATTCATATAAATGGGATTACAAGGAGCAGAAAAATATTTGCCGCTATTGCCGCGAGGATGGCGAGTATGATTGCTGCCGCCCCTGTGATATCGAGGCGAACAAAGACAGGCCTTGGCCTGTGACCTGTATCAAGCCGCAACCTGTGGTTTGGGTATGGAAGGAAATCCCCGAACAGTTAGACCTGCCCCTCACCGTAAACTAATCTCTGACGAACAAAAGGAAAAATAATCCATGGAAAAACGCAAGAAACATTCCCACCGTTGCACTAGTATTTTCTGCCGGGGCAGTCATGCTTATTACTGCTATAAAGGCGGATGCAATTTACCGCAACGTATAACCGTTTGCAATCATTGTGCCGCACGGCAGAAGGAGGCCCTATGCAAATAACAATCGACTTTCAAGGGGATATCCCCGAGTCCGTGGAGGCCGCACAGAAAGAGGTTACGCTTGCGGGTAAAATGCTAGGGTTGGAGACAGTAACTCCGGGATTTGATAATCCCAATTCCATCGACCCGCAGGCATTCCGGAAGTTCACGCTTATCTTTGCCAACCATTACGCCGGTCGTGACACCTATCCCTATGTCAAAGCCATTAAGGCTATTCGTGAATTGCTGGGCCTTAGCCTGACCGACGCGAAAATATATGTGGACACTTGGTTTCCTGAACTTGGTCAAGTAGCACAGACGGGTGGAGTGTCAACCACCAATGGATGACAATACTCTGCGTACTAGTTTATGCAGCATGATAATCGCGGTGATATTATTCGCCGCGCTTATGGTCATCACAATTCAAATCATCACCCGATAGGAGAATAACAATTAAATCCCTGCTAGCATTTATTATAGCCACGGCAATTCTAATGCAACCCTGCGATGCCCGAGGCGGCCATGGTAGGCCGCACGGTTCGCATGGACATAGCACACATTCTCACGGAGGAGCCCACCATTTTGGACGCGGCAAATAAGACCAGCAAAGTTACCTACGACGCCGCACAACGCACGCACAACAAAAAACACGATACCGACACATATACAGACGCATACTACCAGCCGGAAAATCAGAAAATCACATATGACCGCATCCGCCGAGGCCTCAAAGGCCTGCGTATCGGTTAAATTAGGAGGCTTTGCCATGGATGGCAAGCGTATAGACACGGATTTTTTCGTGCCAGAGGATTATATCCCAAGCCAAGAGCGTAGCGAATTAGCCAATTGGCTAGAGCGAAACCGCGACGTATTTAAGCCCGTCGAATATAAGCAGCCCTTGCACGAATATATATTCGAGCAATACTTTAATCACATACTAATAGGCGGCAGCATTTTAGCCTTGCTGGCCTATGGAAAGGTAGCTTTGCATCTATGACCTGGAATCATAGGGTCGTGCGCCGGGTGCATAATCCCGGCACAGACCAAGAAGAAACGGAATATTCAATCCATGAAGTATTCTATGACGAGAATAACGTGCCGTTCGGATTAACGAGAGAGGCCGAAACGGTTACGGCATTCGAAAGCTGGGAAAAGAATCCCATCGAATCCCTGCGTTGGACGCTTAATAGAATGCTCGAAGCCCTGGACAATCCTGTCCTGGACTATGACACAAGAAAGGAAGTGGAAATTGGAGAATCAATTCATAACGAGTAATCCCCTTAGGGACGGCAAAACCGTTCCCAATCTCAAATGTAATGAAGAGCAGCAGAGGGTTAGAATCAGCGCCGCCCAGCCCGTCAAACTACGGCGGTTCAAAGTCGAGTGGTGCATATATGGCACGACGGACATATATGCATCTAGCGCAGACGAGGCTCTGGATAAGTTCACTTATCTAGCGCGCCAGGACGAAGAGAACCTGGAATGTATAATCCAGGATGCCGCCGAGGCATGGCTGGATGAAGAAGGACTGACGGCGTGGGAAGAGGCACCCGAACCTGACCTGGAAGGCAGACTTCCAGAGGCATTGGCTAATGCGCCGTCGAAGCATGAAGCTATGGCAGCCCAAGCCTTTAGCGAATGGGTTGCCCATGAACCTGCCTCGCGGTGTATTACGTCTCGATGCCGTGAGCTAGGTTCACATATTCACTACTGCCCACAGTATGTAGATGGCGATTCCTGTGCCTGTGGGGCACATGCCAAGGTGACACGATATCAGGTCGTGGGCGGCGGCGGTTGCATCCAGGAAGAGGTCGCCACGTTCGACACAGAAGCAGAAGCCGAGGCTTATCTTAAGGCTAATCGAAGCCAACTGAAGAAAAACAAAGGCTTTCAATTCATATTTATTGAGGCAGTAAATAGCAAAGGCCTACCGATTCGCCTGTTTGGCGAGGTAGGCTGATAAACCCAGAAAGGAAAAACACATGAGTAAGTATATACTGAGGGTAATTGAGAATATAAAGCGCGGCCTCTGGCTACGAGTTATCGACAAGAAGCCTCGCCAAGGAGTTCTTAAATATAATTCCGATGAATCCATCATCGTCGAATGGCGCGATGGTACCACAGAAACAATCACAGACCTCGAACGTATGGGCCAGCTTCATGTGCTGGGCCAAGCAAACAAAATAACTACAGAGGATTTAGATGACTAAGGCATACACATTTCCCTGGCTCAGTTTCACCCTTTACATGCTAGGCATGGGGATGGTATGGCACCTAACCCATAACGGATGGGCGTTATTCTGGACATGGGTAGCCACGATTCGTGTCCAAGCCACGGTGCGCGTTAAATGATTAAATGTACGATATGCCGCAGGGTATATATTATCCACAGCGTCGATATATGTTCACGATGCACCAAGGACAAAGCGTGATGCGACAAACGACGCAGCGACAAAGGTCGTACCTCGCTCGCTTCGGGAGGGAAGTGTTAGGCTTTCGCAAAGTTACCGCCCAAAGAAGGAGTCTCGAAGTCGAGGGACGAATGGGGGAACTAGAGACAGAGAACGCGGTGCTTACGTTCTCGCTAGTCGCCGCCATCTTCACAATCGCAATCCAACATTTCACCCGATAGTTACCATCACAGGAAGGAATATATATGAACGGTTTTAATCCAGCATCTATCCAGGCCGCGCTAGAAGCTGACGGCGGGCAAGAAGTTACCTTCAGCGCCGCACAAACGACCAACACACAACCAACAAACAACACACAAACAGACACCGAACAATGCGGCGACCCCGATTGCCCAGGTCATTATCTGGTCGAAATGGGTTCGATGCGCGTTCCCAAAGCAGCATTTAGTCAACTGTTGCAACCGCTTATCGAAGGCTTGGGTGAGGTTTCAATGCTCTTCGCTGCCAGCGACGACGGCAATCCCGACCCGTCGCGCTTGGCGCAATTGACGCCCGCGCTTATCGAGAACGTGACCGAGGTTATTAAATTCGGTCGTGAGGAGACTTTGGACGATGGAATCTTATTCCTCGCCTTGGTTAATATCTTGATGACCCTGGTCGAAGCTTATGGCCTAGATGACGCGAAAGCGCAGCGCGTTATCGAGGAAGGTAAGCGACTAGGGCGCGACGGCAATTTCATCAAGCGCAAGGCGCGCAAATCACTTAAAGACCAGCTAGGTAAGGAGTTTTGATGGACGAGATAACTGAAATCCTGAATCGCAGGAATACCAAAATCCTATATGCTCAGGAGCAGCGCAACGCAATCCGTGGCCTGGGCGAACTTCTCCGGATGCCGAGAATCCACCTCGGCTTTATCCGCGACGGCAACGAACCCGAACTTATCTTCGCTGCCGCACAATTAAATAACGCCTCTGAACCCGAATATATTCAACCACTATTTATCATCAACGAAGGAGCGTAATTAATGCCCAAAGCACCTGGAAGTCCTAATCGCCTGCGTGAGGCAGGCCTTCAGCCTAACGGCCATAAGTTCTTCGTGCCGAATGCATATGTCTATGCGATGGAGCATGAGAACGTCAGCCCGAATAACGTCATGACCATCTGCAACGATTACGCCAATCGAATGCAGCAAGGCACCGGCATTTCTACGAAATGGACCCGTGAGGATATGTTCCAGCACCGTAACACGGTTGCGGAACACCCCGATTCTCGTATCGCGTTTATCGCAGCCCTGAATACTGAACCGGATAAGGAGAAAATCTTGGACCGGGCCGAGTATTATATCACGGCTGGTCTGCCGCGAACGGATAAGCAGCCTATCGCGACGGCGGCAATCCCGGCCCGCTCCGGGAACTTCTTCCCCCTACCAGTAGTTATCAATCCCCCAACCAACCAAGGAGCAACTGCACAAGTGGCACCCCAAACCGTGCCCGGCACGAATATCACGCCGCAAACGGTTGCGGAACTTATGGCTAAAGCCATTGGAACCTATACCGAAGATGCCTTCGGTGAGGGCGAGGCCGTTACGTCCCCGGCCAGGCCTGCGGCACCGACAATTGAACCGACAATCGAGGCAGCGAAACGTAAATGGGTGACGGATAATAACTATTTCTTTGGGTTGCCTCGTCTGACCCTGGAACTTGAGAAGCGGTTTATTCCCAAGACGAACGGCCAATATCTCCCGACCCAACAAGACGAAGAAATCTTCCAATACATTGCGGGTGGCGAACATCCGGTCGTTCTCTGGGGCGAGAAGGGCAGCGGCAAGACCGAGCGCGGTCGTTACTTCGCCAAGGAGTGGGGCAATGGATTCGTTTATATCCTGCTTAATAACCAAGCCGAAAAAGAAGATGTTATCGGACAGATGCTGCCCGATGGAGTGGGTGGTGTTAAGTGGGTTGACGGGCCGTTTGCCGAGGCGTTTCGTAAGGGATACCTCTGCTTCGTGGATGAATACCTCGTTGCTAAACCCGGCTTGTTTATGATGTTCCAGGATGTTATGCTTAAGGACACGGACCTGGCGATTAATACGGCTTACGGGTACGAAGTTATACCGCGCCACGAAAATTTCCGCATGATTCTTGCGACGAATCCTCCGGATGAATATCCCGGACTGTACGAACAGAATGCAGCCCAGAACTCACGGCCTTGGAAGTTTGATATCGAATATCCCGAGAAGGCTATCGAGGTCAAGATTCTCAAGACCAAGTTTGGTCAGATTGACGAAAAGATTATAACCTCCCTTGTGGACTTCGCCCGTGAGACGCGAACCAACAAACAAAAGAACCCCGAGGCCTGGTCGTATATCGTGAGCCTTCGTGAACTCGAAATGATTTGCGAATCAATCACGAATTACTCAGCAACACCCCGCCGTGCGGTCGAAATCGTGGTACTTAATGCGGTGAAGTTCGAAGCGAAACACCAAATTGATTCGATGCGTACCATGGTAAACACCCGCTTCGGTAGTCGCTAAAGCTTACCTCCCAAGACAGGAGAAAATATAAATGGCCCAATCATATGATGATAAACTATATAGAGAAGAGAAAAACTTTCTACAAAAGAAACGTCTTGGTCGTGTCGAACTCGAACAGTTCGCGAACCTTGCCGCTGGGGATAACAATATCAAGGTTATCCCCGGCGATGCCTGGTCGTTCAAGAAAGAAGGCGGGCAGGGTGTCCTCACTTATAACGAGGCACAATTGCTAGGCATGGAACCGCAGGCTGGACCTGCGTTCGTACTCCAGAATATGCTTCACGCCGTTCATTCAAATACCAAGGTAAATATATCTAAGCTGTCCGAAGCCATCGCCAGCGATGCTGGCTGGCTGGACCCCAAGACATATGAGGCAGCGGATATCGTCAAGGATGTTATCATGGCGGCGGAGGCCGAGCGAGTCCATAAATATGCCCGAGAGAATATCTATCCGGGTATGCAAGAGGATATTGCTCACCTTCCCCGGTGCGATAAGGGCTGGCGGCGGGCTCACTACGAGCAAGAGATGGCAGTCGTATCCCAGACGGGTAAGGAGATTGCGGCTGGTGCGAACGTCCCTACCAAGCAGAAGCTTGGTGCAGCGCAGTCACTTATCAAAGCGGTTGCCTCTGGGGCCATTGATAAGCTGTCGGATATTCCGGCAGGATATAATTGGGACCAGCAACTGCTTGACGACGTTGCCGAGATGGGTAACTCTGCCACGGTCGATGAGCTTCTAGCTAATATCCCTCAGGTTCTGCGTCGTGTAATGCAGACGATGGAAACGCCCGAGCAAGAAGAGGATGAGCCAGGCGAAGGCGGCGGCGGTATGGACCTTACCAAGTTCGAGGGCCTCGAAGAGAAGAACGACTTCGTTGGAGGTGGCGTAGGTAAGGGTGAGTTTGAAATCAAGAAAATCAAACCCGTCCCTGTTACTTGGGCTGACCTCAAGCAGACGGTAGGTAATGTTATCAATCCGCTCCGTGCCAAGATTGATAAGCTCCTCAAAGAGAACGAGGACGCCGACCGTGACGTAATGCTCAAGCGGGGTCGGTTCCATGGGCGTTCGTATATCAAGGCTCAGATGCAAGGACATAACCGAGTATTCGCCAAGCGGAACCTCGCCGGGACCCGCGACTATGCAATCTATATGATGATTGATTGCAGCAGGTCAACTGAGTCTCCGTGCTATGAAACAGATGACCGAGGCCAGGACGTAAAAATCCCGTCCACTAATCCGAATGTATATAAGTCACGGTATTATTCCTCAGACCTGATGAGTATCCGTGAGCTAGAGATTCGGACTATCGTTGCCCTGACCGAGACAGTAGATAGATTCAAAGAAGTCCGAACGGCATTCGGTGTATTCCACAATGACGCCGAAGAACTCAAAGGCTTTGCAGACAAGTGGACCACCGAGCAGCGGAACAAAGCGGCACAGAGAATGCTTAACTGTTCCGGTGGCACGGACCTCGAAGGCGCGGCTAATATGATGGCCGACTCTTTCGATAAGGTCAGGTCACAGGGTAAGATTGCGGTCATCATTACCGATGGAGCAGTCTCTGACAGAGATGCTCTCGCGGTCAAGGCCCTGAATAAAAAGGGTATCGAGGTTATCGTTCTCACGATGGGCTTCGACCCCAACGATGAAATCAAGAAGTGCGGCAAGTATGTTGCCCGTGCTACCCCAGAGAATATGGGCACGGTACTCGGTAAGTTCCTCCGGGATATTATTCGATGACCAATCACCATATGATGAAAAGTGCCCGGCTCTTGCTCCTCCATATCTTGGAGCAGGAGCCTGGCTCCGCCTACTATACATCACAGGTTGCCTTTGCCGAGAGATTATTCTCCTGTGAGGATAATCATCAGGTTTATCACACATTGCTTGATGACCTGTGTTGGTCAGAAACCCGCGAGGGTTTTATTTTCTGGCAAAGCGTTGCCTTACTCACACTACATGGAAGGGACAAATAATGTCTGACAATACTGACAATCAATTCATTCAAAAGACTTTCGATGGGGCTCCGAAAGTTACCCGCGACGCCACAACCGCGCCAAAGCCACGCGAACGTAAGGAATTTACCCCCAGCAAGCCCGTCCGTCGCAGGGAATATGTGGCACAGCAGGATGGGGATTATATCCGTGGAGCGTACTCGGATATCCTCACACTTTGGTATGATGCCGAACCCGTGGATAGCCTGGCACTTATCCTAGGTCGCGACCCCTGGGGCCGCAAGGTCGAGCAGCATACTGAGGCCTGGATGGTTGCTAATGCCCAGGACGAGGGCTTCAAGCGCGGTGAGGTTGTGACCCTCACGAACGGCCTGATGGCAAGCACCTTGGTGCAAGGCATGGTCTATCGCGAGGAGCCGTCTATTATACAGACGCTCAATAGCGACGAGACTATCAAGCGGGCTCAGGAATATATTAATACGGCTGGTACTATCGAAGGTAATAATACTAGCCCGAATATCAAGCAGGGTAGCATGACGGCCCGTATCCTGGACGACTGCATCACAGTTGGCAAGGATAAATCCCGCATGTATCTGGTCGAGGTAGCCAGCCCCGAACCTATGGCTGGCCTCAAGCTCATGCAGTTTGCTAGTACCATGGTGAAATAATGATGACACTAGACGACTTAAAAGCCCTCAAAGAATGGGCAGAACAAAGACAATGCACAACCTCCTCAAGCGAGATTGACCACGACCTGGCCGAGGCGGCTGGATATATCCTGGAGCTTGTTAACTCCCTGCAAAAGATGGCCTGTCTCATTGACGACCAAGCGAACCGTCTAGGTGCCCTCAAGGGAAAGCTAGCCGAGCTAGTTAATACCTATTACAAGGCGATTTTTTCGCCTTGCGAGCATCGTGTCGGCAAGCATTGTAGCTCTTGTGAGGCAGCCCTAGACGCACAAGTCATCTGCGATATCGAAGAAATTGTGGATGCCTTCTAATGTTCTTCGCGGAGATGCTGCTAGGCACAATATTCATGTGCCTGTTTTGGCAAGCTGGACGAGTATTTATCTGGCTTTCAGGACAAGAGAAGAGTTACCAACAGCAAAAGAAATATCACCACAAGGGACATTGGTTATGATAATAAGACAAGTGAGAAATAAATATGCCTACTAAAGAAACAGCAGAACCTACTTTTAATATCCAACGCCTTACCCCAGAGGAGCAGGCAGTCATTGCCAACCTCCTCGCGCAGCCAACTGAAGCATATAAAACAAATCAAGAACATTTCCTAGAAACAATTAAGGCCGCGCATACCACCGGAGACTTAGCATACGTTCTCAAGCGGATGCTGGTCTGGGATAAGACCCGCCAGGGCATGGCCTTCTGGAATGCCTTTTACCAACACCTCATCAATAAAGCATAAGAAAGGACTAGCATATGTCAGACAACCAATTTATCCAAAAGACTTTCGATGGCGCACCTCTTACGAACGAGGCCGCCAAAGAAGTCCGTGAACTAATCGACCGACCCTCGACCCTCCGATATGAACCGGAGCGTCTCCCCGAGCGTAAGCAGACGGTCCTCACAAAGTTACCCGACACGCCACAAACCGGACCATTGCCCAAACCGTCACACATTAGCAGCCTCGAAAAAGGTACGGCTGACCGCCTCGCACAGGAATCCTATGCAGCGGGCCAAGCAGCCCTAGCAACCAACCCGGTACAGTATATCCACGTTACTGACGAATATAGCTGGTATCTTGGAGATAGCAGCATCGGTGTGGCGGACGTTGTGGTCCTGCGCCTGCATAGTGGGGAAGGCGTTGAACGCCTGGCCTATCGCCTGTATAGTGCATGGCTGAAACGAGCGGCGGCATGATTACACGGCAGGGTGGACGACGCTGCTCTATGTGCAAGCGCGTCCGCCCCCTGCGGCCTATTACGGCCGGACCAGGGACCTGCAAGTGTGGGCTCCCTCTCAACTCACGCGCTAAGGCAAGCAGCCGAGGCTGGATGTGCCAGCGCAAAAAACCATTCGAGCGTGAGCTAGAAGCAGTTCACGCGGCGATGAACCTGAATCTGAGCAGCCCGAGGCATTTTGTCCACGCATATAAGTGCCCGTACTGCGAGAAATACCACCTAGGGAGAGAGTAATGGACACACAAGAAAAGCTGCGGCAACCGCTAGATATGGAGATATATTCCAAGGACGTTCTTGCAAATTTTGCCGCCATCTGTTACGCCCGGCAGTTCACGATGCCGTGCGACGACCCAGCCGTAGACACCGAACGCTCTGATGAGCTAGCCAAACTATTCCTCATGGGGATATCCGGCTTCGGAAGCATGGAAGAGAGCAAGCTGTGGGAGATAGCAAATAATATCTATACCACGGCCCCCGGTGAGGGTGCCGAGGAGGGTATGAAAAGCTTGCTGGACGAGATGCAGGCCGATTGGCAAAAATTCGTGGAGTCCCAGCCTATTGAAACGCTTGACGCTGCCGATAAAAAAGAGGTAGAATAAACTCACCTATCTCCGACAGGAGGCCATTCATGCAGACCCTTATCCAAAAAGGCGAACGTGGGTTCGATATTGTTCAGGTAATCAAGACCGAGCATATTGCCACCGTGACCACACTCGCTGAGGCTGAACGCCTCACACAGTTGCTCTCTATGAGCGGTCTACCGATGCCCGTCCAGCGAGTAAAGCGAACCCCAGCCGTTAAAGCTGTGACAGCCACAGGAAAAGCAGGGCGGCGCGGTCGCCCCTTCGGCTCCAAGAATAAACCAAAAGAGCAAAACCTGATGGTCACCCCGTTAACAACTGAACAACCAATTTACAATGAGAACCGCAGGGACGAGGTGGACGAGAATCGCCTCGACGCCTTGCTAAACGCACCAGCGTAAATCACCAAGCAGGGGAGCGGGTTCGCTCCCCTCACTACTTTTAAGGAGATAGGTAGGAATCTAGTATGGTTCGTATACTCGAAGTCACCGCAGACAAGCAGGTTATCGACCATGAAGTCGAAGGCAATCTGCTCACTTACCAGACGCTTGTGGGTGAGGGATATATTGACCGCATTGTTCTTTCAGGAGATGCGTTCACGCCGGGGGTTGACCTCGTTATAAACGACGAGGGCCTTCTTAGAGAGATGCCTTTCACCATTTTGCTGCGCTCACCGTGGCAAGAAGAACCTCAGCCCATTGCAGGTCCGTGCTTCTTTGTGCGCCATAACGACGAAGGGGATTGGGTCTCGCTGACCGATGAAGATATTCAATTCTGCATGGACAGTATCATCGGATATGCCGTCTCAAATGGGCCGCTGGTAATGTTTATTGATAAGGAGGATTTAGTAGATGGAAACGACATTGCGACAAAATAAGACAATATGGGGCAGGCTAGATATCCTAGAGCAGCCCCTCGGAGAGTTTGACCAGATTTGTGCCCATGACGTAAACGTCGTGGGCGAAGTCATGGATGACGACTGCATCCTGTTCCTGTTCAACGACTACCTCACCGGGAACCCAAAGCGGCAATTCCGCCTGACGGTATACGCCAAACGGGGGCGCTGGCCGTGGTCAAAGCCTGTGCTAGGATATGTTTGGGAGGAGAATTACTGATGAGTCTAGCTGATAGCTTCGAAGAATATATCCAGAAGCTTATTAGAGACGGAGCGAGTCCCCAGAGCATCAAGAGCTACCGCAACACTTATAAAAAATTCATAGAACATCTGAAGGCAGAAAATTATAGCGGGGCAGCCGTTGATAATACCTCGGTAGAATCCTTCCTTGGGCAGTATACAAATCCCGAGACTTATAATAAAATGCTGGCTCACATCCGGGCTTGGGCAAAGCACGATACGCTCCCCAAGGTTGGCAAGTTCCTCGGTCATCTCGACCTAGCCAATAAGAAGATTAACCTCGACCTGCCGATAACTGTGAATGATATGGACCGTGACTCCTTCATGGCCGCGCTAGGCACGATGAGCCAGCTAGCCTGGGCTCACGCAACTCTGATGATTCACACAGGGTTGCGGTTCAATGAGGTGCGGGCGCTCCGGCGCTCTCACTACTTCGATGACCAAGGCATCCCCGCCGTGAAGTTTCGCGGCAAGGGCCGCCAGGAGCGCATCGTTCCGCTCAATACGGAGGCGCTTGCGGCCTACCGTATATGGTCCAACACCGTCCACAAAGAGGGCGTCCCCCATGAGAACACCCTTCGCTACTACTACCACAAGGCAGAGAAAGCAGCAGGTGTTCGCATTAAGCCGCATTGGTTTCGCCACACGGTCGCAACCAAGCTCTTGAACCTGGGCACCAGCTACGATGATATCGCGGATATCCTCGGGAATACCGTAGAGGTTGTACGCAGCCGCTACGCCAAAACCAATACGACCAAGCTTGGGTCAATCATGGCCCGGCTCACCTAAGGAGAGATATGAATATAATCCAAAGAACGGACACCGAATCTTATAGCGTATCGACTGCCATAGTCGAGTGCGCCTATTCCACGGCTATCTCTCACGAATCATTTAACGACGGGGATTGGATTGTCTTTGCTGAGGACGGCACCATCCAATCCGCCATGGCCTCACACCAGAAAGCTCTGGACTTCCTAGCCACCAATCCCCAAGTAATCATGGACGTATCCCAAACCCGCGCCGCGCATAAGCTCGACGCTGTAAGTGCCGAGTGGCGCATGAAAGAAAGGCAATATGATAATTCTAGACAAGTATAACCTGCGTAAGATTACTCGGGCAGACTTTATTGCTATCGCCATGAAGGCCGAGAAGCTGAATTACAATCGCCGCATCCCGGTGAGTGAAGCGAAGAAAGCCGATGGGATTTATGTGGGTATCGTTAGCCCGGTCCTGTTGCACGAACACGCAGCAGGCAAGCCTGTCGATATGCATTGGCGCTGCGATGTTCTTATGCGCTTCGAGGATTCAGACAAGGCGGAGAATATGTTGCTCGATATCCCAATGGATATGTTTGAGGCTATTGACCTTATCCCGTCCGAGGTTATCGACCGCGAACTGCCTGAAGCTCCTCAGAACCTTCTTATTTCCGAGGACGGGTTCATCGCGAATAAAGGAAAGCCAATCACCTAATGCGTGAAATCCAGGAGACGTTCTGGTCTCCGAAGCCATATAATTCGGCCTTCGCCATCCTGACGGACGGGTACGTCAAGAAGAATGGCGAGGCCGTCCTTGGCCGGGGCATCGGCCTAGAGGCACGGAGGCGTTTTCCTGGGCTAGCCAAGCGGCTAGGTAAAAAACTTATCAATCAAGGGCGTATACCTGGCAATGCAGGTATTGACTTAGGGGTGGGTAATCATGTTACAATAGTGTATGGCCCCAAGCCATGGATTGCTACCTTTCCGTTCAAGTGGGTGTTCTTCGAGAACGCAGACCTGCAACTTATTGAGCGGTCGGCCTACGAGCTAATCAAGCTAGCCGATAACGCCCGGCTAAAGAATATATACCTACCCCCTATCGGGGATGGGCATGAGTGGGCAGAGGTCAGAGAAATACTCTGCCCGATATTTGATGACCGCTTTAAGATATGTATGAGAGGATAGATATGGACGGATTTTTAGAAAATGGGAATGTTTGATTATGTGGTCTGCGAAGCTCCGCTTCCCGACCCTAAATTCCAGGACACGGTATTTCAAAGCAAAAGCTTTGAGGACCGCTACATGGATGAATATATCATCGGACTCGACCGCAAGCTTTATATCAAGGTCCGTCATTTCATGCTGAACCAGGACTATGTGCCTTTGCCTGATGAGGCTGGCGCTCTTGATAGGCATTTACATGCCATGCGGAATGAGTTTATTGAGATGGCCCCGACCCGTGAGTTTGTGCCCGTTACCACGACCCTGCAATTCTACGACTATTACGCGGACGGCATGGTATGTTATGAGGCTCATTTCCTACGGGGAGAACTAATCGGGGATATCATTGAAGTCGAGCGAGACTATATTAATAAGCGACCCCGCAAGAATATTATCACCCGCTATTATTACGAAGCGGACGGTAAAACCCCCCGCTTAAGGAGACAGAATGAGGCACAGGAGGCGCAGCAAGCATAACATATGTTACAGCCACTTGGTATTGCGACAGAGGCATTACCTCTACAGGCTTAAAGGTTCGTCCTGGAATCATCGCGGTTGACCCCACCTATATTCCTCTGCATTCGAAGGTACGCATCGGTAAATCTATCTTCGTTGCAGAGGATACGGGTGGCCTTATTAAAGGGGCCCGAATTGATATCTGGACCGAATCATGCAAAGACGCCATCGACAATGGCGTACAAAGAATAAAGGTATATATCACACCACCATGGGCAATGACAAGAAGAAACATACCTCGGATTGGACGCCACCCCGGCATGCCAAAGACCATGGCATCCCATGGGGTGAGAACATCTGGTATCATAAATTCGAATTCCACCGTCCCACAAAATCGGTTCCCTATTATCGGCTCTTGCTTAAATTGGGCAGAGTCGGTATTGGGGAGGGTGGGCTGGCTCTTCGGGGGGCACCCCGCCTCAAGGCCTTCGAAATCCGGCCATGGCTGATATTCTACTGAAAGGTGCCCAGGCAAGCCCTTCCGGTTTGTGCCTCCAAGTTATCTCGCCTGGACTCCAGGTGTTTACCTGGGACTAACCCCAGGTTCCTTCTCCTAGGGAACTTTGTAGGCGAAAATGCCGTCGCGTGTATGGTACAGCACAGACAGCCTCGATTCATGTCATATAAACTACCTGATAAACTACCTGAAATGAAAAAGAACCATATAAATATGGTCCTTCCACCCCTCATCTTTCATCCTTGGTAAGGATGAGGTCACGCGTTCAATCCGCGTCGAGGGCTCCATAAATAAGCGTCTCGGGCTCCACTTTGACAGACCATAAACTACCGGATAGACTACTCTCATGAAGAGAGCGCGTAAGGGTAGCGGAACGGTCATCGAAGTGGGGCCTGGTCGTTATAAAGGATATTTCCAGAAGGTTGTAGACGGCAAACGCATCTACGAGGGCCTATGCACGGGTTCGACAAGGGCGGAAGTGCAGGCCAAGCTCAACGCTTATGAGCCCAAGCCAAGCGGGCCCTCGATATCCCTGGGGGACTTTATCGAGGAGTGGTACACCACGGCTAAGTGGGAGGCCGCGACTCGGGCCAGGATATATTCGATGCGAAAGCTATATATATGCCACGCTCCGCTTAACCGACAAGTAGGTGACCTTAAGCGCGCAGATATCGTGCGGTGGCTCGAAGGACTGAACACGACCCAAGGCAATAAGCGCGAGGCTCTTCGCGTCTTATCTGTCGCTTGCAACGCCGCTATAGTCAAGGGATACGCGACCCATAACCCATGCACAAACCTGGGGATATATCAGCCAGACTCTGAGAATGACGCGGTAGACCAAGATATGGTGTTTACTCGGCAGGAAGTGACTGCCCTATTGGCGACGGCCAGGAAGCTGTCCGTCTACCATGAGGCCTATATATCCTTGTGTTTGGATACAGGACTTCGGCATCAAGAGATGTTTGCCTTAGAGTGGCAGGATATCGACCTTGTTGCCGCGACGGTGCGGGTTCGCAGGGCCAAGGGAGTAGGGGGAATTAAGGCCCCTAAGACGCGCTCTAGTGCCCGGACGGTCCTTATAGGCCCTAAGGCCCTAGCCGCGCTCAAACGCCATTCTAAGGCCCATTGCGGGCATATTGTGTTTCCTTCCCCGAGGGGGAAGTATTGGACGGCTACAAACTTTCGCCGGAGGTGGTGGGAACCGTTCCTAAAGCAAGCCAAGGTCCGATATCTACCTCCTCATTCGTCTCGGCATACGATGGCGTCGATGGAGCTACAAGCCCATCCATCTCTGCTTGCTGCAATATCGAATAAGCTAGGGCATAAGAGTCCACAGACCACGCTTCGTATCTACGTTCATTGGGCACCATCGGATGCCGCAAAACTAGGATGGTTGTAGTCTTAGATTCCACGTTGTTTTCTAATAGAATCCAACTTCACCAAGGCTTCGAGGGCGTCGGCAATACGGGTAAGTTGCAGCAGAACCGGGTCCTTAGGACCAACTTCAACCGTGAATGAGGATGGTTTATCCATGGGCGGCTTATACATACTTGACTCAGGCGGTACTTTCTCAGCCATTTCTTTCTCCTTCATACATTCTGAGGTGGGGCATTGCTTGAATGCTCCGGTGTGGTTAGGGTATTTACACTTAGGGCAGGTGACTATCATTGATATCCACCCCATCCATTATTTTATCGAATTGCTCTTTGGCTAGGTCCTTGTCCAGCTTGGTCAGCCGGACATGAAGCTCCTCAAGGCTTTCTTTTTGAATATACTGCCTAAAGGAGGGAATGTCAATACTAGGAAAATCCATCGTCTAAAGTCGCTTTCTGAGCATAATACGGTAAATTCGTTCGTCATGAAGCCCGTCAGCAATATATTCTACGCTGTGCAAGATAAAGAACGAAGGTATTTCGTTAAGCGTCAGCGGCGCAAAGAATCCGTCCCACACGGCGTTCTTGGGGTTGTGATACCCCAATTCGTCATACATATAAAGCGTTGCGCCTTGCTCAAGGGCATCGTGGGCGTAACGAAAGGCAGCTTCCCGTTTATCCGGGGGAATGTGCTGAAATACGGCAGAAGAAATACCCGCCTCAAACTTTTGCGGCAGAATATCCTGGGTTATGTCCTGTCTAAGATAGGTAATGCCGGGGACGGAATGAATTATCTTGGCTTCTTCAATGCGTGTCTGAGACCAATCCACGCCAAGTACCACAGGAACAATATTTGCATACTCTCTGGTAAAATAGCCGTATCCGCAGCCTATATCAATAAGACTCTGGCATCCGACTATCTTGTCCGTAAAATCAGACAAAATATGCTGCCTGAACCACCAGACGGGTCGCTCGTTATACCCTGTCGTTGGAGAGAGAAGTTCTTTAGCCGCCTCTTCTTTATCAAATCGGTCATATAGGTTCATTGGCATTAGGTATTGGGAGCGCGATTGATGCTGCGCTCGGTGGTAAATCCATCCGGGTAGCGTTCTTTAAGCTTGGTAATATTGCGCTCGAACACGGCATTGAGGGAATATCCGATGGAATCGGCGGCCAGCGCCAGATACCAGGCTACGTCACCGAGTTCTTTTAATGCCTTCTCCGTGTCCAGGGTATGGCCGTGGAATACATTCTTCTTGACGATTTCAGCAAATTCTCCAGCCTCTCCGCACAGGCCGAGGCCTGCGACGACGAGAGCATTCTCGCCGCGCTGGGCGGCGGTACGGAGGGCTAGTTCTTGATATTCGTTAGCTTGCATTATTCAGTCTGTCCTATATATTCAGAGTATTGGATTAATTCTTTGACGGGGAGTAAGATGAGTTCAGCCAGGAGGCCGTCTCCACCGGGAATAATCGGGCGTCCCTGGCAGAGATATCGGAGGTCCTGGGTTGGGGTGAGCCAGATATCTCCGTCGAGGTCAAAGACCCAGAAGTTTGCAGTTGTGCTAGTGAGCCCGGAAGGTCCGTGTTTATATCCGATTTCGATGGCGACATTTCCGGTCTTTGCGGCAAGTCTGTCAAATTTAATCTCGATTCCTAAATTGAGTACAAGGTCGGAGAATTTATATTCTCCGGCTGGCACCACGGCATATTGCCAGAGGTGCGAGTGTTTCTGAGCCAGGAGGCGGCGGACCATTGCTTCGGCCCGCTGCCCTTCCATCAAATCCTCCCTAAACGACCCCAATGAAGCTGTCCGAGCGGGGATATTCCCGTTCCTCACCATCGTATCTGGGCTCCGGGATATGCGCCAGCTTGGGGGTCAGCCAGGCAACCATGGCCTTAATAGACCCAGGGCCAAGCACGATATCGTTGTGGGTATATCCCCGACGAAGAATTTTCCAGGCGTTCTGGAGCCGATTCCAAAAGCTGCCGCTATATCCAAGCTGGACGTAGACATAATACATCTCGTCTGAATCCCAATCGGCATCCCGTTCTATGCGAAAATACTCATCGTGACAATGAGCGTCACAGAAGATAATAGCTCTTTCTTCGTTCTGGTGGGTGAAAAATTGATTTTTCTCATTAGTCATCGTTTTTGCATTTATTTTCCTTTCGGGTCCAGAGGGCCCGTGAATAGCTCACAAACCCACCAGACAAATAGTGCTGTTAAAATAAGTAGAACGATAAATACGAGGTCAAACATTTTAATCGCGCCTTCGGGTCCGCGCGGCTAACATAAACCCGATAATGACGCAAAAGAAAAAGGTTGCTATGTCAGTCGTCATGCGTACAAATCCACATCGTAACGCGCAGTTATGCGCTTGCCGTTACAGAAGAAGGTCCAATAGCTAAGGCTAGGACTGCCTCCAAAACTGACCAAGAATACGTCACCAATGGATGCCGTGCCGTTGACCATGAGGTTACGTCCGATGGAGTTATCGTGATTGCGAGGCATTGGAAGCAACATGAGGCGGTGAACGTGGCCCATGACAGCTTCGTCAAACTTCTCAGGCAGGTTGACCGTGTAGCGGGCGAACGCGGCGATAAGTGTCTGCGGCGTCGTGCCTTTAATCTGGTCGCCGTGCATCAGCAGAATCTTGCGACCGAGACTGTCAGCTACGATATAAAAGTTATCCGAGGCAATCTCAAACGTAACGTCCGGGCACATGGAGAAATACGCCTCCACGATGCGGTACATATCGAGTTCAAGATTATCGGTCATTACATCGTCCTCACGGGTACGGCGTCCGTGGTTGCCGGGAACCATGTAGACGTTTATTCGTTTGAAGTTCGACCGCAAGCGTAGAATTTGTGAGATAAGAAGCTTGGCAGTCGAAGCTATTTGATGGGAGGCGTTGCCCGAAGTCTCTCGCGCTTGGCTTCCAAAGTTGGCGACCCCGTGGAGGATATCTCCGAGGACAGCCAGGTTAAGGGTCTCGATTTTAACGTCGCGCCGTTGCCGCTCGACTAGCTCGATGGACTTGGTGACATATTTTTCGAGTGCGGCAGCGGTCGTTTTCTCGTTGATAACGCCCTTAACTTCGCGACAATGGTGCAGGTCTGAGACAACCATCCAGGCTTCTTCCTCTTGCTTTTTAGAGCGAGAAGAGAGAAGGCGTTTGGCGGCTTTGACATTGGCTTCGGTTTGAGCCGAAGGCTGGAAGCCGTTTAGTTCCCGGATGACCTTGCCTGCGATATATTCACGCGAGACTTCTCGCTTGACAAGACGGCGTTCTTTGAGAGCGTCACGCTTGTCCATTTCTTCCATGATATCGTCAGCCGTCAGATTCATATGATTCCTTAAAAATTATTTCCATGAGTCTATCAATGTGAAGCCAGAGGGCTTGCAGGGCTTCTATTTGGTCGGCGGCCTTGGATTTAGGCCGTTGCTTGCGCTCACGCATGACGGGATAGTCTCGTTTAAGGTCAGCGGACGAGTGCTGTAGACAGGCTAATACAAGGCGGTCATACAGTTTGTGGTCGTCTAGCTGACCTGTAGACTCCAGATATTCAATAACGCCATATTTGCGGTACAAAGACAGGTTATAGAATTCTGTGGTAAGGGTCGCTCCCTTTTCGGTATAGGTGAGGTACTGTGTGATTTCTTGTCTATTCATTGTTCAGGAACGCACAGAGCTTGAGCAGAGCGTTGTTCCCTTTCTCTGAAAGTTCTGGAGTGATGTGCTCTTTGTCGAGATTGAAGATGGCGATAAGAGCTATGTCCTCGGCTTGGGTGAGAGCAAGCTTACGACCGCGCTCAATATCACAGGTCATATCGCATAGCCGCTCAATCTTGGCGTTGTTATTCGAGGGAATACGGGTTGTGCGAGGTCCGTAATTGTTCAGGGTTTCGCCCTCGGTCATGGGGACCGGAGGCGGAGCGACGGTAGAATCAGGCACCAGGGAGGGCGTAATCCGGTATTTGATGGATTCGATTTCCTCCCAATGGGTTAAAATAGCGCGTAAAACGTGGATAGGATAGTCCATTCGTTATGCCTCGTCTACTTCCTCTGGAAGGTAAGTATCTGGACCGTTAAGAATGGTGGCCTGATAGGTCAGTTTCCGCAGTTCCTCTGCCTTCTCGGGATAAGTCTTGAGATATTCGCCCATCTTGGCATCCCCGCTGAGTTTGCTGCCATCTGGTAGCGTATACCAGGGACCAGCTTTCTTGAGAATACCCGCGTCGGTTGCCGCTTTGGCAAGGTCAACCTCCTGGTCGATGCCTCGTCCGAATTGAATCGGAACCTCGACGGTTTCCCAGGGCTGGCCGTACTTGATTTTCTCACAGAATATCTTGAGAGTCTGGTCCTCGCTGTCTTTATCCTTGCCTGCCCAGCTGGTGCTGAAGCGGTAGCTGGCAACATATCGCAGGGCATATCCGCCACCGGGTTCGAGCTTGGATATCTGGCCGAAGGGTCCGGTGACAATCTTGGTGCGGACTTGGTTGATGCACCATATAATCGTGCCTGTGCGGGCCGCCGCCGCCTTGATTTGCTTGAGCGACTTGGAAAGGACTCTGGCCGCGCCCATCATCTGATTATCAGTAACGTCGTCTGCCTTTAGCTCATAAAGGGTGGACGAGGCAGCTACTGAGTCCAGGATAATGATGCTAAATAAGCCGCTGGCGGCGTACTTATACATGCGGTTGAGCATTGCTTCGAGGTCTGGCATATCGTCATCTTCGGGTGACGGATAATATACGAACTTGGGAATACCGTCTGGAGAAACGCTCATGTCGATGCTGACTTTAGTCTGAGCGGTCCACAGGTCCAGAGCTTGCTCCGGGTCGATATATGCCGCAATCTTATCCGGCCATTTCTGTTGTGCTTGGCGTACCATCTCCATCGCGACCCAGGTTTTTAAGGTCTGCTCAACGCCGTACCATTCCACAACGGAACCAGGTCGGATGCCGCCCTCACGGGTGGCTATATTGAGCAGAGTGCTGGGCGTGGGGAGAACTTCGTCCGGACTTACCCGCTTAATCGGGAGCTTGCGGGCAATATCACCATACTCCGTATGCAGGGCGTTAAACGCTGCCTGACGGTCGGTGATTTCGCCTTCGGACTTAGTTTGTTTCTTTGGAGCCATTATTCACCACAGGGCTAGGTGTTGCGGTCAGCTTCGCCTTGGCGGCGAGGGCCGTAGCGTGAATCTTAGCGACTTCTTGTTGGTCCTCTGGGCTCAGATATTGGGGATTCTTGAGCATATTTGCTGAGGCACCGATAACGTCATCAAACAGGTCAGACGCAACATCGGGATGCCCTAGGTCATTGGCCGCTGCCCCGACGAGCAGTTCGGCAAGAATTCCCGCCTCAACGTCTTGGTATTCAGCTTTGATATGGCCGGATTTCTTGTCTGCTGCCGCGAGAAGCGCATACAGATTCATAGCCCGGTAGCAATCCTGGCCGATTTCATCGGCGGGTGTATCGTCGATACGAACATCTTGGAGACAAATCTGCATGGCCGCAGAGGCCGCTTTATTGTCTACTGCGGGGGGTAGTGCCGCGAGGGTAATTGCCATGGCAATCAGATTAATCATTGATTAGGTTTTTTATTTTCCTTCGTATTAATTGTTTATTAAGTTTTTCGTTATAGCGGATGCGAATAATCTTAATTCCATTTTCTTCGCACCATTGTTCTTTTAGTCGGTCTCGTCCCAAACTACGCTTGAACCCGTCTTTTGAGCCGTGAAAGTGACGAATGAATGTAAAATGTTGTTTTCCATCATATTCAAAAGCCAGATGAAGGGCAGGAATATAATAGTCAAGATAAAGAGAGGTAGAGCGATAACGGATATGGTGCTGAGGAAGTATAACGAGATGAGGAAATTCTTCAGCCAATATATCCCCGAGTGCATACTCATCTTTAGCCATAGACCTCAGCAAGAAAATCCTGCTCTTCGCAGGCAATACGCTCGATGGTGTCGTCGTCAATGCCCGCGTAGTAAATCGACTTGCCCAGAAATTTGGCTAGTGCCATTTCTACCGCACAACCTTTGGATTTCTCCCAGCCCGGCAAGACATAGAGAGCATCAACCATATAAGCGACCGCATTGAGGTCCCACATAATCATCTCTCGTACTTGGTCGGGATGGACCGTATGGTCCTTACCGTCAGGGTTAAACCCCATTTCTAGGTCGTGTTCGTGCGGGCTGACAATGGTGTGCCCCGTGCCGCGCAGGTAAGCGCAAGCCTTCTCGAAGGCGTCGAAGTTATATCGGGGATAGCCCCTCATGGGTCCAGCGATGTAAATTTTCATATACTGTCCTTTGCTGGTATACTTGTGGCCTTGCAGATATTTCGGTAGGCGCACGACTTGCAGTTGTATTCGGTTTCTACTTTGTAGAAAATCTCTTGTTCGTATTGCCGCGCTAGCGGGTCTACGAAATCGTTGAAAATTCGCTGAACCTTGTCCTCGTCCTGAAGAACGGGAAACGTATATATAGGCTTCGGGTCGTCCTTGACGACAGCCGTATAGGTTTGCCCGGCCTTCTCTCCGGTCTTATATGTCTTGGTTTCAAAGTTGGTCGGGGCTCCTTGCAGGTAGACGTAGTTAAACTGCTTTGGAGTGGGCATTTTGTTATATTCGGCCATCCGGAAGTAGACCACAGATTGGCTATCTCGGTAGAGATATTCGAGTTTCTTAGGATTAGGGGCTTGCCCGGTTTTCCAATCGACAAAGACACCGTTGGGAGGGATTAGGTCAACCACGCCAACGAACGTACCTTGGCGGTACGGCATTGACAACGGAACTTCGACTTGGTTCAAAGGGTCGGTAATCGTCTTACGCAAGCTATCATGGAACACGTTGATATATGTGTCCAAGGCCCGATTCATCGACTCAAGGCGGTCGGTGATTTCTTTCTTGTCCAGGTTGTCAAACTTGTCGAGCAAGTTCTCCTGGACATATAGGGCTGCCTCTCGCTTGGGGTCGCGGTCCTCTTTGAGGGCCATTTCGATTCCCTTGTGGGCAGCAGAACCCGTGACGAGATATGTGACAGGCAGCACTTCTGATTCGGGGATACGACCTGCGCGAACTTCGCGCCGGAAATATACCCGAGCAGAGCATTGGCTCATTTGCTTCAAGGTTGAGATGGAATATTTCAGTCCGTCGTCAGACATTAAATATCCCTCGCGAAATCACTTTTGGTTGCGGTTGCCGTGGGGCAGTAGTCAAGGTTACTCCATTGCCAATGTTTGGCGTTTTCATTTGCGGTCGAGATAAGAGCGACGACATGGGGATACGGGTTGCCGCCCTTGATGGCCGACGCCAGGGCTGAGTTACCTGACTGAATCGGCAGATACATACGGCAAGAATATATCAGGTCCACATATTCTTGGAGGCTGGTCATCTCATATGTTGGGTTGCCCAGACCAACCATCGTGCCGCCAGGGCCCGAATACTTGGAGGACAGGATGATGACTTCTTTGGCGTTGAATCCATAGAATTCAGCGCAGAAGTCGATGAACTGATTAAAGACTGTGGACGGGATGATGGTCGAGAAGCTACGCGGGTCGGCATATATCTTATCAGCGAACTGCTGCCGAAAAGTAGGCGTCACATATACTCTGGGGAAGTCGCTCACCGGAGCCAGGCCGTTTAAGGCCTCGGCTGCCCGGATATTGTTCTTGTAGTAGCGACGGATGACTTTGCGATGATATGTGTCATTCGCGTTGCCCATGCTGGTCGTGTTCAGAAGCTCTGCTGCCTCCTTGGGCGTCACATAGAGAATTTCTTTGACGAAGGGATTGCGGCCCCATACGAGGTCCGGAACCTCCTGGTTACGGAAGAACGGATATTCTGGCTTGAGTTGCGGCGCGAGGATATAAATCTCTCGCGAGCCGAACTGCCTGTAGAATCCCTCGGGTAGGGTGGAATAAAGCAGTTGGTCACCCAGGCCACCAGCATGAGGCTGAATATAGATAGGGTCCTGGGGACGGCGGATATCCGGAGTCTCTCTGAGCGGCTGCGGGATATCCTCGTCGCGCATATGCGGGGGCTTATCGAACGGGACGAGGACTTCTTTGCGGAAATACATCTTGCCGTCGCCAAGCTGAATCATCTCCATTGGTATTACGGCCCTACCTTTCGTGATTGGGCAATTTGATTACGCATGACGATATCGTATTGCTGGTCCTCGGTGAACGAGACTTCTTGGAAGTTGGACGTTGCGCCGAGCATACGGTAGCGGATATTTCCTGTGATGCCTGTAATTTTGTTCTTGTCGATATTAAACTCCAGGATAGGCTCTGGGTCGCCTTCTGGGCCAACCCAGGTTATTGCCGCGTCCTCGCGGTTCTTCTTGAGGTCGTTATACCCAAGCAGAATCACGTTTGCCTCATAGGCAAGTTCCGCCGCGTCTTTGAGGTCGTCGCGCACCGGACGACGGAAGCCATTTATCTTCCGCAAGTCAGTCGGTGTGACAATACACAGGCCATGCTTGGTGGATAGATATTTAAGTTCTGATGCCAGATACGCTTTCCAATTGGCTTTGGGACCGCTCTCGGTTTCGGTATGTAGGTCCGGGACAATCTTGGCAAGGGAGTCGATGAATACGACGATACGCTTCTCCGGATATTTCTGGCGCAGCTTCTCGAACAGCGTCGAGAGATAGTTGAGGCTACGGCCATATGTTGCATCGCGCAAGATAAGGTTATCCAGGCGCTTGAGTGTCTTAACGGCTGCCTCCACTTTCTTCTGTGCTTCGACAGGGGCATTGCGCGGCTGGCGCACCAGGCCAAACTCTACGTCTGAATGCAGCGACAGCATTCGCGTCATTGCTTCTTCGATGGTGTCATCCAGCGACAGATATACCGCCACGGTGTCGGTTGGGTTTTCGATAGCGACTTCGTACAAGCTCTTGACGAGAAAGCATGATTTTCCCGAATTATGAAGAACCGTAAAGTCGGCTCCCAGAAATAAATGGTCTCCGTCTACCGTGAATCCGGCAAATTCACCAATCCCCGCTGGAGTAACCGTTACTTCTTCATTCAGCCCATAACGAGGTATGGTCTTACGAATAAAAGATTTGCGGGTAAGAAGTGTTGGAACATCGGAGAAATCGCCGAGTAAATATACCCGGTAGTAGGTCCCTGTTTTACCGTTATTGGTGCAGGTTTTTTGACAAGGTGTGACCGACGCATAGAATCCCAATGACCTAGCGAGCCAAACAATGTCGTTTGCGAGGGTTTGGTTCTTTTGGACTATTTCATAGGTTTCTCCCGACAAGTGCCCATCTGAATCAATCAGTCCGGCCAGCAGCGAGAGTCGCGCTTCACGGGAATTAACGAGAAATTCTCTAGGAATATGCTGTCCGTCACCAAGCCATAACCCTAAGTAGTAGGGAGAAATTTCCGTAGGCTGTTCCTGAAAATCTACGCCGGGAGTTCGATACATCATCGACTTGGACTTGAACCAATCGGTTTGTTTATAAAATTCATCGACAGTCATCTCAAAATCAATTTGCTTATGACTATATCGACGCAATGCCAAAATATGGTTGCCTGTGACCGTATAATCCATTGTCCGGGTTTTGACCTTATGAAGAGGGGCAGTACCCCGAGACAGAGAGGTTACATTTCGGGGTGTCGAATCCGGTCCCATTACCTGGTCCCCGATTTGAACGTCCTCAACCTTTTTGGTTGTACCATCGTACATAAGAACTTCAGTTCCCAATGCAAAGCAATGTGCCTCAGCACCGATTAGGATAAGGCCAGGACTCCAGCCTGAGAGTGCTTTTTCCATGCGCGGGGCCCAGGATATCGTGGGGCCAAGCAGCTTGCCATTTGACCACGCCCAATCGGCGTAGTTCTCAACGACGATGGCGAAACGGTCCTCTTTCTGGTGCTTGCCATGCAGATATAGTTCTGCTTTGTCGATAAGATTCTGAAACGACGCCGGACCAAACTGATTGAGATATTCGCCAACATCGAAGCCTTCGGGCAAGTCAACACGACGCGCCTCGGTGAGGCTCTTGATGACTTTATCCATGCCCTTGCGTCCTGCATCATCTCCGTCAAAGGCGATGTAGAGATTGGGCAGGTGGCTGATATGCTCTTTGTCTTTTTCGAAATGCTGTGCGCCCGGAATGCCGATGGCTTGGAATCCGTGCTGGTGCGCCAACAGCGCATCGAATTCGCCTTCGCAAAGCAGAACAGGTTTATCCATGTCGATAGTACCGACCACATATGGCGGTGTGGTGGAATTCGGCAGAGACAGATATTTTTTCTCAGTCTCTTCTCCGGGAAGCTGTCGCCCGCGTACCGTGACGACGATACCGTCCTGGATATACGGAATAATAAGACGGTCGTGCAAGACCCACTTGCCGCCAGGATATGCGAGTCCAAACTCGATATCTTCCGGCGTCGGTAAGTGCCTTGGGCAAAGTCCAAGCCGCGCGCCTGTAATCGTCGCATGGGTGAAGCCACGGTCGAGAAGATATTGCATCATCGTAGGGTCCAGAGCTAGCAAGTTTTGTGCTTCAGCAACGAAATCCTCAAACGTCTGTTCTTGTTTAGACGGAGGTTCGTACAGGCGCATAAATCCACGCCAGCCCTTGGCAAACCCGCAATGTTTACAGTGAGCGCCCTTGCCTTGCACATTTACAAAGCACTTCTGCTTTGGGTTCTGGCAGGACGGACAAGTAATGCGGAATTCTGACCCCGATGGAACATCGTGGGGCTGAATGAGGCCCTGGTCAATCAGAAAGGTGCGGACGTTAGTCACTTACTGCCCTTTTTTAGGTAGAGTATAGACGCGATAAAAGCCCACCGCGCCAACAAATAGTGCGAAAAAGACGAATACCCCGTCCATATCTGTCTCAAAACCCAATTTGCTGTCCATCCAATGGCTAAAAGATTGATTCCGCCTGCAAGGAGGAATAAGAAGAAGAGAAATGTTGCGATTAAATCGTTGGTAATTCGGTCAGACATTTGCAGGTTCAAGCTCAGAAGCCATAAAGGCCAGAGGCTCACACTCCTCACTAAATTCAACGCGGTACATTTTGGGAAAATCCCATTCGGGAGGAAGCACCATGACGACCGTGCCTTCCCTACCAATGTAGGGAGTCATCTGGTCATTCACTTCGTCAATCGGGGCCAATTTCTTGACTCGGACGCGCTGCCCTACTTTAGGCGACCTCAATATTACCTGCCTCTATAGGTATTGTATCACAGAAACCACAGTTTGGCAAGTCACAATCCCCGCAATGGTAAATAGCTGGACCGTCGTCGCCTTGGCAATAGATACAAAATCCCTCTTCGCAGGCAATATTATTAAATCCAGCAGGACAAGGCTCAATATACATCGCCATTTTCCTCGATTTTCTCGTCCTCATACGGTGCCGCCGCACGGCGGTAGAACTCTTGCTTGACACATTCTAGCACACCGATAATAGAATTCAGGGACGAATATGACCGCTTTCCGAAATCCTGGGACAGTAGAATCTTCGTGATGACGTAGTTAATCTCACCCCAGGACATGGTAGCCGGGAATTTTTCGACAATCTTGTCGAGTTCAATCCGGTCTTTGAGCTTGATATAAGGCATATAATTTCTCTTTTCTGAGCAATTCTTCTCTGACTACTTCATATAATTCTGGGCTGACTTCGCCAGCTTTACACCAGAGCCAATGACCCCAGAAATACATAAGAGCGGCAATATGGGCGCGGACCATGATAAGCATTACGGACAGGTTGGGCATCCGATGCCCAACACATATGATATGCTTAAAGCCAGGACCGTCAGGAATAAGGCTGCCGCAAAGGCGATAGTAAAGCGTAGATAGTTCATTTAATACCAGGCGGGCGCGAGTCTGCGCCTCGCTCTTTCCATAATATGTGCTTCTTGGTGGTGCTTGCGGCACAGAAACATAATGTCGGTCATGTGGGCGTTATCATAGCCTTCGTGGTGGTGACGCTCGCCTTTCTCTTGGCATCCGCGAATAACGCATTTCTTTTGCTCAGGGTGGGCACGACGAGCATATACCCGAGCCTTGGCCCGTTGGGCATCTAGGGGGTCACGGACGCCCTCTGCCCATTGTTTACGGCGGTAGGCGCTAGTACGGGCATTCTCAGTCTTACGGTTAGCCTTGGCCCACATCCGACGGCATCTTTTACATACACCGTCAACCCCATCAGCACGACTCTTATCGCGTCGGTATGCGTCTAGCGGCTTTTGTTCAGCGCATTTCGGACACCACTTGAGGTCAGTATCCTCCATCCGTGCCGCCCGATATTCCGTAGTCTCAGTTATCTTGTATATCATCTTTTTTGAGGGATTCCAGACCGTTATGCAGATTTATATCCATATAAACGAGACGGTCTCGAATGCTTCGCATTCTTTATCGTCGCAAGAATATGAGTCGCCCCACTCTTCATCGAAGACGAGAGGGCTCAGACACGCGGGACAGAATAAGTCCTCGACAAATACTACAGACCGAACGGAGACGCTGATATCGTCCTCAGGCTCGAAGTCATCATCCAGGTCGCCCAAAGCTTGCTTAAAGAGCGGGCTATCTTCGTTTAGGAAGATATCCTGGAGATGCTGGATTACCTCTTCTTGTTGGTCCTCGGGGATATTATCGAGCGCACCAGGAGCGAACTTCAACGTTTTGATTTTCTTGTAATCTTCCATAATACTGCCTTTAATAAGTAACCGTTTGACTGAGGCCCTCGATTGACATCGTCTGTGCCCCCGTTCTCTAGTTGCCTAGGCGGGGCTAGGGCCTCCCTACTTCATCAAACGTCAGACGGACATTCTCGTCGCACAGACTACTCATGGCGTTTTACGGCAGCGTTTCATCTGTCTCTGGTAAGGCTTCCATCTCAAATATGTATTTAGCTCCGGAGGGCACTTAAACGCCCGCTAAACCATATGCTTCCTGAGAGCTTTTTTTCATGCCCTCCCAGGACACCCAGGGCATTTGCTAGAGCAGCCTAGAATCGAGAGGTTTGTCCTCCCCATAATAGCGAGGAGGGGCTTCGTTCACTCTGCCTATTAATTATACCATAACGGGTAAGCGTTGTCAACGCCGCAGCTACTTGACAAGGGTGGTATAATATATCCGTAGGCAATGAAGAATGCCGCGAAAACCCAGGCTTCGCCCGTGTCTCGCACGGCGAGCGACTTTTGTCGATGTGCCTAGTCTGTGTTTCCTCGCAAGAGGCCCGAACTACTATTCCATCCCCGAACCCTAGAAGGTTCGGGGACACGGGGCTATTCTTAGGGTACCCCAACTTACATGTTACCATATAGGGTAAGTCAATGTCAATAGTCGCAGCGAAAAATCAAGCCAGGGATTATTGACAGGGATATACCCTTTGTGGTAAGATTAATAGGTCAGGGGTAATTCCCCGCACCATTTACTAGAAAAGGTATATACATATGAAGAACTTGCTCCAAGACGAATCCGGCCAGGGTCTCGTTGAGTACGCCCTTATTGTGGCACTCATCTCGCTCGCCGCCCTCGCGGTGCTTACCACGCTCGGCAAGCATGTCGCGAACACTCTGTCGGACGCATCGACCAAACTCAGCTAATGGCACGCCCAAAAAACGTCTATTTAGAGTACGTCGAGACCAAGAACAAGGAAGCCTTTTACAAGGATGCCGCAGGGCATTCCACGCGGCAACCTTCGTATCGTGGCCGACCGAAGAAGCGTATCCTTTGTACGATTTGCACCCCGTTTCGCGCTAAACCGGAGGCCTCAGTTTGATTCTGTCCTTCCGGGGCAAGCTAAAGGCGGGCAAGTCTACGTTAAAAGGCCTGGTAGCAGAACTGCTCCAGGCCAAGGGGATGAGGGTCCAATATCTTTCGTTTGCCGAACCGCTTAAGGTTGAGGTCTACGATTGGTGGCACCGCATTGCCAATACCGAGTATTACTACGATTCTCAGGAAGCCTGGGACGCCGACCACGATATCCTCGCGGCCTTCGTTAAGGCCCGAGGCGAAGAGATGCGTGGGCTAAAGTCACCCAATCTCCTGATTCCCGTTTGGGGCGATATCCTGCCTCAGGAAAAAGTTGATTGGGTTAATCAGAACAAAGACAGCCTGCGGCCCATACTCCAATGGTGGGGGACGGATTACCGTCGCTCGCAGGACGAGAATTATTGGGTGAAACAGCTAGACGCGCAAGTTGACGACAGTCTAGTGAATATGATAGACGACTGTCGGTTCCCAAACGAATACGCGGTGCTAAAAACTCATGCAGAGTTCTACGATATACTAGTTCAACGGCCAGGATTTGATGGAGATGGGCATGCGTCAGAAACAAGTCTGCCTCCAAGTGAATTCGTCCCGGATTATATCATCCAGAACGACAGTAATATGGACGACCTTAGGGCCAAGGCCTGCAACCTCGTAGAGTCTATTCTGTTTTAGGCCGTGGCCGTAAGCTGGCGACTATTGTCGAGAGCCCCTGCGATATGCCGCGTTGCTCCACGAATGAGCAGAGAACGGGCAGAGTCGGTGCTTACGCTGGTAACCAGCCGCACGAACTTAAGCAGGTCCTCGTTGACCAGAATCTCGGCCTCAACCCAACGCTTCGCGTAGAGCGTGAAGAACGAGGGGGAGACCCCCAAAAACACAGCCGCTTTCTCAATCCGTTCCTTCGTCGGAACATACTCGCCCTTCTTGATTTTGGTGACGAATGGGTCCTTTAGGCCCATCTCACGGATAACGTCAGTCAGGGTGACCGGGAAGTTTCGGTTCTTGCGATTGTAGGCGTCGATAGCCTCGATAAGTTCGGTGTTAAACTTCGTCTCTTCATACATTAGTGTGTTTCCCCTGTGGAGGGTATAAGTGTCAGGCTCAAGTTACCTCCACCGACAGGAACTATACCCCGAATCTATTCCCGTGTCAAGCATTTTCCCCAATAAAACACCTACTTTCGATAGGAGATTACCCCTTTGAACTTAGAAAACTTCGTAAACCTCTTCACAGAAGAGGACTTCATCAAGGACTCTAGTGGCCTGTCTGTCCTCAAAGACAAGACTCTCATCTTCTCCAAGCTGCGCGAAATCTCGCCTCTTGGCTATGAGTGGGAGATTACTGAGGTCGGGCCCGATACGTCTTATGTCGTAATCAAGCTGACCCTTCGCGACGGTGAAGATACCATTACGGTCCCCGGCGCGGCGGACCAGCCGCCTAGTGCAAACCTGGGCGTGAGCGGCCTTGCCACGTTGGCCCTCACGAACGCTGTCCTACGGAACCTCGGAATGGCCGAATTCCTCTATAAGGACGAACGCACCGCCGACGAGCGGTATACCCAGCCCGTCCCGCAGCAGACGGCTCCAGCCCCGGCGCAAGCCTCGGGAGGAGATGGCGGCGGCTACACCCGCTTTCCAGCGCGCGGTTCCTTCCGTGCCCCTGGACCGAACGGTTCCAATGGAAGTTCTGGTGGACGTTCTACGAACGGAAACGGATATGGCCCTTGGACGGGTGAGACTAAAGTAAAGTCTGGCAAGTGGATGGGTACGATGTATAAGGACCTGCCGATGGAAGTCGTCCAGCAATGGGCGGAACGCGGCATGGAAGTTGCAGCGAAAGAGCTAGCTCGGCGCGGGGTTGATTCCAGCCCTTACGCTGAAGCACATGGCTAAGACTTCCAAGTCTGCTTGGACAGGGAGGGAGAGGTGGATAGCGGCGGCATGGTCCGCTGCTATCGAAGGCAAGGCCCTTCGTAACCCTCTCTCCGGGGCGAACAATAAGACGGACGACGGAGAGCCCCGCGTGGGGGACGTTATCCTCCCAAAGGGCTACTCCGTCGTCATTGAGTCCAAGCTTCGCGCGGCGTTCGCTCACCATACCGAGTTTAAGAACGTCCAGAAGGACGCGATGAAGGTCAATAAGGCCCACAGCATCCTTTATACGTTCCGAAAGCATGAGACAGGTGGCCTCGTCACCATCTCCACCGACTTATTCCACCAATTGCTGGCAATTCCAGCCGTACAGGAAATTCTACAAAATGGCGGACCAAGAGAACCTGATATCGCTCCCCGGACTCGAAGGCGGACGCCCCGTGGTACTGCGAAACGGCCAAGTAAAAGCCGCGCCGCTGCTGCCAGGGCAGCGCAAGCCGCTGGACACGACCCAGAAAGCGAGCCCGGCCCTACATAAGAAGATAGTTGAAGCTCGGGCAGCCATTGTCGCCGCTGGCGGACTGCCCCAGAACTACCACCTCGTCAAGGACCGCCTTGACCTTGGCCGTATTGCGCGCGCCATATCGCAGACCCAGAGCTTTAGCTTTGATATGGAAGCAAGCGGTCTGTCCTGGTGGAAATATAGCACGGCTAAAGATATCTACTGTATCTCGATATATGTGGATGGGCAGAGTTATCTTATTAACTTCTCCCATCCAATGCTCCCGATTATTGACATGGAACTGTTCAAAGAACAGCTTGGTCAATTCTTCTCCGACGACACAATCGAGAAGCGCGGCTTCAACATCAAGTACGATGCCCATCTTATACAGAACATGGGCATTAAGGTCGGCAAGCTTCATTTCGATGGGGCTGAGGCCATCTGGCACATTGACGAAAACGCGCCGTCTAAGGGGCTCAAGGCCCTCGTAGACAGCAAGCTAAAGATACCTACTCAAGGCGGTTATGGAGCGCAATTCGAGGGTAAGGCCTGGATTGCAATCGACCCCCTGGTGGCCTCTTATTACGCCCTCAAAGACGCCGAGTATCACGAACTATTCGCGGACTGGTGTGAGGACGAACTGCATAAGATGCCCCGCGTCGAGAAGTATTTTTATGACGTTTCGATGCCCACGCTCAA